CATCTTCATCTACATCTACATCTTCTTCATCTAGATCTTCTACATCTTGTGCATCTTCATTTTTATCTATTTCGGGCAGTTTATCTTTTTGTTCTTTTTGCGATGACGTTGTTTTAGTATTGAGTTTATCAGATAATTCAGTTTTTTCACTTTGTATAGATGAACTTGTAGAACTAGGTATAATTGCATTTTCAATAGAAGATAACTCCTTTTCAGATTCAGTTTTTTCACTTTGTAGAGATTCTAAACTAGATTCACTAATTGGAGAAGATATTTCTTGAGCACTTAATATAGACGACTCACTATCGCTGTCATTTTTGCCTCCTTTATATGATTCATTTCCCTCTTCGTTGTCTTCTTCATCGTCCTCTTCATCATCATAAAATAGACTAAATGCTCCTTTGGGTTTAACTGTTTTATAGTTAGTATACTCATCTTCAGATTCAACAGATGATAAATCATTGTCTGAAACAGATTCTTCTTGTTCTGATAAAGAAACTATATCTTGAATAATAATTTCTTCTTTAGATGAACTAGAACAGATTTCATCAATTTTTTTTGTAGGATAATTTGTACTTTTTTTATCCTGTGTTAAACGAATCATACTATCTAAATAAATTGGCAATGTATATAAATAATTAATATTGTTAATATTTTCAACTGTAATCGTAATAATACCTATTTTTTTATCTAGAGATATTATTGTTTTGAACCCAGGATTATCTTTTATTTTTATTTCGGATTTTTTAACACCTCTCTCTAGTTGGATCTCATTTGCAACTTTCCTTACTAAATCAACTGCACCATTACGAGTTAAATCGTCGCGAAAATTTTCTAATAAAGCCTCTATTATTTCATCTCCTCTATAACCCTGTTCTGATTTTTCAAGAATAAATGCCTCTTGACTTGTAACTTTACTAAAATTAGAGACTCTTTTAAACCTTAAAATTACATCATTTGAATTTTTATATTGATTAGTCTCATTATTAAATATACTAGATATACAACCAATATATTTATCTATATGAATTGGTTTTGTAACTTCTATTTTAGATTCATATGTAAGTTGTTTTATTTCAACATTTTCATCTAACAAACTGTTAAATTTTTTTAACTTATATCCACTTTGTTCTAATAAATTTTTGATTTCATCTATAATAGGATTAATTGAATTTCTAAAAAGATTGTCAATTTCGTTTTCATTAATTATCGTATTAAATTCAGAGCTAATAGTTATATATCCATTTTCGTCAAATTCGCAAACAATTATTTCTAATGTATCATTTTCTATATATTCAATATAGACAGATACTGATTTCGTTGTTGCAATACTTTTCATAAGTTTAAAAATAGTCGCTTTCTTTAAAAAGGGTATTTTTCTTCCATCTGTGGCTATTTTATCAGTGTAAAGTCTATAAATATTTTCTTGTCTAGATGATGGATTATACTTAATTAATGGATTAATTTCTGTAGCGTGAATAATTTTAAATATAATTTCTAAAGGGATCTTAATATCAAAATCTGGTTTGATAACAGCTTTAATTTTTTTAATACCTTTACTTGAATATTTTAAATTACTTTTTTTTAAATAATACATATGGTAAAATAAATCTACAGATTTAAACAGATCAAGCGTTTTACTATTTAAAAGTTTTTTATTATTTTCAATTAATGAAAGTCTAGATTCTTGTAAATCCTCCAAATTATTTATATTTTTATTATACAAAAAAGGAAAATATATTTTAATTGTCGTATCTTGAGAAATATCATTTTTTGAAACAAAATTTAATACGTCTTCTGCAGTACATAAATAAATAGTATTATTAATTATTTTACCGGTATTTAACAATAAATTACTATTTAAGGTTGATAATGATTTTCTAAGTGTTTTTTCAAAAAAAGTGTCATATTTTTCTACTTTAAATGGATCACATATAAAAGGATATTCATTTTCAACAATTACAAATCTTTCTCCAAATATTTTATTAACTATAAAATTTTTGTCATTTAATTTCATTTCTAAAATATCATCAAAATTATATATTTCTTTATCTGGTATTTTAATTGTATTTCCTTCAGAATCACTAATAATATTTGATATAAATTGATCTAACCTTACTTTTGTTAACTCTACTTTTTTATTTTGTGTTAATGATTTATAAATAGAAACAGCATTAAGTGATACGATGTTTTGACAAAATAAATACAATTCTTCTATAGATATTTGTTTCTTCATTTCATTAAGTATTTTAATTTTAATAGTACCTATTGAATCATCATAATGGATCATCTGTTCAGAAAAAACAACCTGGATTTGTTCTTTATTAATTATATCTAATTCTTTACTAGTAAAATATTTGTTTAAATTACCTTTATCTTGAGAAGAATTAATACCATTAAAAACGTATATTTTCTCTACTTTACTATTATTAATATGATTTACTTTATATATATTATGCATATCTAAAGTAGTATCATTATTATTTTGTAATCCTTGTTGATCTACTTGTTTGTTTTGTTTTTTTTGCTTTGACATATATATAAAGTTAGTATTATTTTTAATTTAATTTATATTTGATTAAATATAAATTAAATATACAATTATTTATATTTATAAAATAATCTTGAACTGACAAATCAATTTTTATACTTGTATAAAAATCAAAAAAGTTAATTAAACTAAATCATAAAATGGGTTATCATTTATTTTCATACCACAGTATTCTTTAGGTTTTTTTTTATAGTCAACCGGATCATATATTCCTGCATCTTTTGCGTTTTGTAACAAAAACTTAAAATTCTGCCAGAATTCTTGTTTATGTCCAATAGACTCTGTCATAATATGTGAAAGCTCGTGCAGAGCTACAAAGGTAAGTGTATTTATATCTATCAATCTATCGCCTTCTTTAGTAGTATTTAAACAAAATGCGATTTTTTCTCCCTTGTTTTCGCTATATGCAGTTAACTCGCTTGTAGGTAATGTTTCGCTTATTTTTTTTGGATTAAAACCTTCAACCAATCTTATCGTGCGAGGATCTTCTGGGTGTTTTTCTTTCATATAAATTACCATTTGTTTGCATCTATCCGTAACTTTTGCTAATAAATTTGCAGCGAGTTCCAATTTCTCTCTTTCTCTTACACAATATCTATTTCCATCTTCCGATGCAATTATACATTTTAAATTAAATGCGTCAGATTCATAATAAATTCTTAAACAAAATAAAAGAACAAATGCTAAAAATATATAAAAAAATATACTGTGTTTTTCCATATATTCTAGTGTTATTAAAAGTACAACAAAAATATTATTTAATAAAATTGAATAATTAAAACATAAATACTGTATTATTATTATTATTATGAATACATTAAATTATATAGGATGCAAGAATACGTTATATAAAACCCTATTATCAGTTATTAAAGACAATATAATAAACACAAATGATAAAACATTTTTAGATTTATTTGCTGGGACTGGAATTGTAGGATTTAATATGATGTTCCATTTTAAAAAGTGTGATGCGAATGATTTAGAGTTTTACAGCTATGTAATAAATTATGCCTTATTAAAATGTTATTACAGTGAAAATTTGAAAAATATAATAGATGAATGTAACCATTTGCCTTTAATTGAAGGATTAATATATGATAATTTCTCTCCGAATGAATTATGTGAACGTATGTTTTTTACAAATAGTAATGCAATGAAAGCAGATGCTATAAGACAATATATAGAGACAAAATACAATAATAATTCTATTAGTTTATCAGAATACTATTTCTTGTTAGCTTCTCTAGTTGTGTCAATTGACAAAGTAGCAAATACTAGTTGTGTATATGGTGCGTATTTAAAAGAATATAAAAAAACAGCATTAAAAGATGTTATTTTACAACCAATACATACAAATATAGATAACGTTGGATATACTTTAAATCATAATAGTGTATATAATGTTTTTGCAGAAACATTTTCAGAAACATATGCGAATTATTATGATGTAATTTATATAGATCCTCCATATAATCAACGACAATACAGTGCAAACTATTCACCATTAAATTATATTGCACAATATGATAATACTATAGTTTTAAAGGGTAAAACTGGTCTTATTGAAAATTATAATAAAAGCAGCTTCTGTAAAAAAAGAGAAGTTAAAGATGCGTTTTCTAAATTAATATATGGATTAAAATGTAATTATTTAATAATTTCATACAATAACGAAGGATTATTATCTAGAGATGAATTTGAGAAAATAGTTACTAAAAAAGGTTATGTAAAACTGTATAAAATTAAATATGGAAAATTCAAGGCTCAGGAAAAAGTGGATAAATCTTTTGTTGAAGAATATATATGGGTAATAGATACAACTAGAATTGGAACAGCAATTGAAGAAATTGATATAGATGTAGTTAAATAAGTATTTATTTGTTTGTAAATGTAAACAATTATTTTTTAATTAATGTATCTTTTATTATCATTATCATTATCATAATAATAATAAAAATCGTAACAGTTTTTAAAATTCTTTAATTCTTTAATTCTTTAATCATTTAATTATAAAAATATTGGAATAATACTATTTGATGACAAATATAATATTCATATCATAATTTCTGTATTTATTTTTCAATATTATATAAAAAAATTGAAATAATTTTAATTAATGTATTAATAAAAATCATACTACACATACACATAATAAAAAATGGGTTCTAAACATAGTTTGCAAATTATTCCTGACAATTCTAATTATAAAAAAACTAATTATAAAAAATTTATTATTGGTATAATTGATGTACAAAATGACTTTTGTAAAGCAGGAAAGTTATCTGTAGCTGAAGCAGAATTTGCAATTGCTGCTATTAATAAATTACGATATATTTATGATGAACATATTAAAGTTTTTATATCTCAGGATTGGCATAATGAGAGACATATGTCATTTGCTGAAACTCATAAAAAGGCTCCAAATACAGGTCCAGAAGATTTACGTCTTATAATGGAAGACGGCACGTTGGTTGATGTAAAGCAAATGATGTGGCCAAGTCATTGTGTTGAAAATACACCTGGATCTGAATTACATAGTGATTTAATAGTTACAAAAAATGACATAAGAATTAAAAAAGGAACAAAAAAAAATGTAGAAAGTTATAGCGCGTTTGGAGACGAATTTAAAGGGAAATATGAAAAAACAAACCTAAATGAGCTGATTAAAGCTCTAGAAATTACAGATATTATATTGACAGGTATTGCATCCGATTATTGCGTTTATAACACTGCATTGGATGCATTGAGACTTGGATATAACGTGCATATAATTTTATCCTGCACAAGAGGAGTTAGTAAAACTACTACTGATAAAGCATTTGATGATTTGAAAAAAAAAGGGGTTATATTTTATGATACTGTGGATAATTTCCATCAGATTAATGAATCACTTATTATAAGATAAATAGTTGGTTATATATTTTAAAATTTAATAATAGTAAAATGTTGTGAGAAAGTATCTAATAATTTTTCAAAACACCATCTAAATTTTATACAATCTCTATGATTATGTATTTGAAATTCACCAATTGAAACTCCTTCTATATTTATTGTAGAACTTTCCCCCCAAGACTTACATTTTTTAATGTGACTAAATTCAATATTTAGGGATAGCCAATCAATGTTTGCAGTTTTTTTTATAAATAACAAAAGCTCTTTTGCTTCATTATAATATATAATTGGACAGTCAAATGTATAATTAAAGTATATCTCCAACATATTAGAGATATTCGTGATTATATATTCCTTTATTTGATCTATATTTATAGAAATATCTAAGTTGAAATATTGACAGAATTTTTTCTTACTAGGTTGACCTATCACTTGCGGACAAACCTTACCGTCTTTTTTTGTTGTTTTAGCACTCAAATACATATCTGTTAAGTCTTTACACGTAAAGTCATATTGTGACCCACTCTTAGCTGTATGAGTAATGGTATAAGGGAATATATCTTTCAAATCGTATATTTTTGTTTTAATTTTTTCTGCTTGTTCCATACTATATTTATACTTTCCATCGTATGGAATATTATATAGTAAACAAATTCCCATTTCAAATATTTTACCCAGATCTTCGGTAATAACTTTTTTTTTTGATTGCGGAATAGGAAGATACTCTAGGGTACCATCGTCGTGTTCTAAGATTAATTGCTTTCTTGCAGGCATTTTAGTTAGTTATATATTTTATAAAAAAGTATATAACCAAATCAATTTTATTATTTCTACTTATAAGAAATAATATAAGAAATAATATAACAAATAATTTATAATTTTCAATTTATTATATATATTCACATATTTCGCAAAAATATTCATCATCTTTTAATATTAGTTTGAATGGTTTTCCACATCCATAGATTAAATCTTTGTTTTTCAAATCATCACAAATTTCTTTTGAAGAATGAGGATCTATTTGTTCTCCATTATGTTTATAGATTGCGTGTCTAAATATAGCACAATTTATTTCTGTTATTATAATAAATGCAAAACAATGAGGGCAAGATACACATAAATTATTACCAGTCATAGTCTAAATGATAGATAGAATTTTTATTTTTATAAAAATAATTTTTATAAAAATTTTTAAAATATAAAATTTAAAATCTTATACTTATTGAGGTCCGGAACCAATTTCAAGAGGAGGTCTCATAAAATCAGCTTCAATTGTGCTTTGGTTCCAAGGACCAACATTCAATTGAGGATTAGGAGGCTCAGAACGAAGTTGGAGATTGGCGTTTCTTAATGTTTGTCCAATAGTATCAATACCAATATGGTATCCAGCCTTTAATAAATTAATGTTGGCCAATTCGCCCTTGCCCGAAGGATTCAATTGAGCCCATTGGGAGTTAGTATCCTTTGGTAAAAGTTCAGCAGGATTTTGAATATTAGGTTGAGAACAAGAAGAGGGAACACCTGGCATACTAGTTTGAACACCAGTTGCGGAAGCAAAAACTTCATTTTGTCCTAAAGGTTCAGAAGGACGAACACCAGCAGACATTTGAGCATTTGTATTTTTATATTGTTGTTGCATCATTTGATTAGATTCAGAGCCTGATACCCCCTTATTAGATAAGTAGTTAGCAAATAAACTAACACCGTAGGCTACAATTAATAATACTATAATAGCACCAATTCCGTAGTCATTCCATAGTTTCTTTAAAGAGACGGTCATTATATAAAATTAATGATAAAATAATTTTAAGAATACATATTAATTATTATTTTATAGTTAAAATTTGTTTTACTTTTTCTAAAACTACTAAAACAAACTATAATTTTTCTAAAAGTTATTCTTTATAAACCTTCTAGTTCACTTTCTGAAACCTCATCAATTTCTGCATCAAAATCACTGTCACTGTCATTTATGTTTTCTATCATATATGTTTTCTTAATATTCTTTGCTTCTAAATAAGAAATAATAGCATTTTTCTTTGCTAATTTGGCTTTATTTCTAGCTTCTTTATATAATTCATAATATACTTGATTTGGTTTTTTTAATTTCAAAGACTCTAAATCATTTTCTAAAGTGACGTCTATGTCTATTTCTTTTAAATTTGTTGTATCTTCATCAAAATCATTCAAATCTTCAATTTCTAGATTTACAGATTCAGTTTCATCGTTTTTATTAGAATTATTTATTAAATCTAGTGGTTCAAATAATTCTTCAGGTAGAACAGTATTTTCTAAATTAACAGAAGGTTTCTCTATAATCAAGTCAATATTTTCACTTTTATTTGAATTGTTATTTTCTATAGTATAATCTGTTAAGTTAGAATCAACCACTTTTTCTAAAGGTTCTAAATTCATTTGCGGAGATACATTTTCATATGATGGTTTAGTAATATTTTTTGAAGTTTTTATAAGAAAATTATCAAAAATAGGGTCTTTATCTAAAACCATAGCTTGTTTTAGCTCAATTTCAATCTGAAAGTTTCTAGATGTAAATTTTATTCCCTGAATTTCTAAAATAGAAATTAGATTGGTTTCATTGGTAATATCATTTATAGTTAATGAATTATGATTCTCATTGTATATTTTAATTGCTGGTTCATTTACAAGATTATTTTTTATATTTACACGTACTAAATAATATTTCCCAGATTTATATACACGAATTAAAGAATTAAATGCAGATTCAATATCATTTTCTTCTAATGAATTTTGAAACCAACTATCTCTTTTTTCAAAAATTAATTTTTGACATTTTTCTTCTAAATTTTCAAACCAATTTATAAGAGATTCAGAGTTTTTATCAAACATTAAATCACAATAATATTTTTTACCAGTTTTTACAATTCCCTGTCTTGTAAGACTTTTAGTAGTTTGAATATACAATGGTTTTGCGTTATACTCTATTTTTGTAAAATACGCTCCTCCTTGAATGCCGGACGGATGTGCTAAAGATAATTTTGAAAAATCAAAGGATTCATTTGGTTCAATTATATTTTCCATTATTATTGGAACTATAGAAAAATTTAAATTTATTAACACGCATTATCTTTACGTAATTAAATATTTTTAATTTTGCTCATTTATATTAATAACATATGAAAGATTCGTTTGTTCAGCAATGTTTAGATATTTTAAAAAGGGATGATATTAAAAATGAGTTTAAATTAATGTTAAAACCATTGATAGATTTTATTTTATATGAAATAAATCCATATATATACATAACAGTAACCTTAGTTTTTATGATATTTATAATGATTTTAGCAATACTTATTATTTTAATTATAATGTTGCGAAATAAACAACTATTAACAAAGATATTTTAGTTTTATATTATATAATGGCCACTAAGCATTCTAGAAGAAAACGCGGAGGATTTTTAGGAAGTTTAATTAATCAAGCTATCGTACCCTTATCTTTATTGGGTATGCAACAATCATATAGAAAAAAAAGAGGTGGTAAAAAAACCAAGGGACGTAAGGTTAAGAAAGGAAGTAGACGTAGACATCATTAAATATATATTTTAGTTAATCTAATGAAAATTAAAATATATTTTAATCTCAATTAATAATATAAATGTCAGGTAAAAGTTATAGAAAACGTAGTAGTAGTCGCAGACATAAAAAAGGTGGTGCTGGTGCAGCAAACCCTTCGTCTTACAGCGATGCGCAAAGTTATATGAAGGCTACTGTTGGTAGTGGTGATCAACAATATAACAACGTATTTTCATCATCTCATAGTAGTAATAGCAATTCTGGTTCTATTGTTGGTCTTCAAGGACAAAAAGCTGGAAGTAGAAAAAGATCTGCTTCACGCAGGAAACGTGGTGGTCTATGGGGGCAAATAATAAATCAAGCTTTAGTTCCATTCAGTATTTTAGGTATGCAACAAACATATAGAAAAAGGAGACACGGAGGTAAAAAGAGTCATAAAAATAGACGTCATTAAATTATTTTTATAAGTTTGTATAATATTTTATTATTTATTTAATTAATATAATATTATAAGATGAGTTTTGAAAACCAAATTAAAGAATGGGTATCAATTGATAATCAACTTAAAAATTTAAATGAAAAGGTAAAAGAGTTACGAGAGAAAAGAAGTTCTCTAGAAAATAATATAACAACATATGCTTTTAATAATAATTTATCCAAAAGTACTGTACATATTAGTGATGGTAAGCTAAAATTCTCTAATACAAAAATAACGGAACCATTAACATTTAAATATTTAGAAAAAACGCTAGGAGAAGTTATTAATAATGAATCACAGGTGAAAATAATTATAGAACATTTAAAAAATAAAAGAGAAGTAAAAATTATTCAGGAAATAAAGCGGTTTTCTAACAATTAATTATTATATAAGTATTTTATATGAGCTATATTGGACCAAATGAACTAATTTTTAATAACGATTCTATAGAAGGCATACATAGTGGAGGTTTTAGTGTAAAATCTATAATGATGAAAAAAGGTATTTCTCCAATTATGACATTAAATTCTAATGCATCACAAAAAGGTGGTGGCGATAATGTATCAGATCTATTTAATGACCTAGTAATACCAAATTGGACAATTTCATATAATAATATGTTTGGTGGGAAGGGATCTTTTGAAGAAAATAATAAATATTCAGATGATGATAATAGCGATGGTAGTGATGATGATTGCATCAACGATGAATTGCATAATAAATTATTAGATTTGGTAAAATATGATGAAAATAATAGAACACAACAAAAGAAAGTAGAAAAAAATAGTAAAAATACAAGAAAATGCACAAAAAATAATGATGGTGGAACAAGAAAGAAGAAGGAGAAAAGAATTAAATAATATATTTAATTATAGTAACTATATATTATGATATTTTTAACTTTTGATCCATATAATAGTGAAACCCATATAAATGAATGTGAATGTTTTATATGTTTTGAAAATATGTGTGATAATGCACAAACTACTAAATTTAATTCACAATTATATTATTTTAAAATATGTAATTGTGATGGATGGATTCACGAGTCTTGTTTAATTAAATGGTATAATATTAATAATAAATGCCCAATATGTAGAGATATTACTATATTTAAAAAAAGAAATTTTATAATTGATGTCATAAATTATGGTAAATACATAACTACAATTTATAGAAAGACAATTTATTTTTTAGTTAAACTTTATTTTTTTGTATATACATTATATTTTTTATATATTTTTATAATTCACCCCACATATAGTGATTAAATGGTGACACTAATATTTCATCTACTTTATTTTTCCAATATTCTACTCTTTTATCAAATAGTAAATCCTCTTTTGTTTGGGGATATTTTGGCATAGTTTTCATTAATTCTTCTTCTTCTTCATTAATTTTTGGCTTATTTCCATAACAATTTACCCCAAATTTGACTTGAGGATTTGCAATATATCCGCCATTTATACCAGGTCTACCACAGTCGTGTTCGTGTCCTGGTATATTTTGTAAATCGTTAAATGTTTTTTGTTGTGTAGGAAATAACGCCATTTGGCCTTCAGACCATCCATAATTGCACCATTCTCCACCATTTTTATAAGAATCTTCTATTTGTTGATAGGTTGCTAAATCTGATCCATACGCTTTACATAAAGCTTTTGCATTTTCATAATTATAATAATTACCAGGTATATTGAATACTTGTTTTCTGAATTTAATTTCAGGAACAATAGATGGTTGATAATTGATAGGTTCATTAACTACTATATCTAGTTTTGGTTTGTTTGTAAATATGTCGCTTATATAAGCTTGAACATTTATGCTAAAAAAATACTGAAAGGCATTTACTAAAATCAAAATTACTAAAATAGATAAAATTATTATTCCCATTATATTTGTACCTCCGCTAGAATTATTATTAAAATCATCTCCGCCTAAAGATAGAGAAGATGCTAACACAAAATACAGTACTATTATTAAAATTATAACAATAAATACAAACGGGTTTAGTATAAAACTATTTAGATTATTATAATAATAAAGTGGATCAACTGTTGATGTTGTATTTACTACTTCCATTTATATAATATATATAAATAGTTAAAAAAGATATTAATTAGTTTGTTTTTTTCTATAAAACAAACAATATGCTTTTGTAGATATAATAGAATCAGATATAGGTACCTCTGAAACTATCGTATCATTAAAATGATACCATTTCCCATTTGCATTTTTAATATATGATGTATAGTGTCCCCCTAAAACATTTCCACCGTGGTGATTGCATACACCGTATAATTCATAAATATATGTATTTTTTTTATAACCAATTACATATTTTGATAAATCTAAATTATCTAGAGGAAATGTAACTAAAATTTGATTTTTTCTAAAAGTAGAATTAAATCTTTTTAAATCAATTACTAAAATACTAGGTAAGGACCAAAACTTTATGCTTTTTCTAATATTTTCCTTTTTACCTGTTTTTTCATTAAACCACGCATTTTCACCTTCTAAAATTTCACCTTCTGCATATAATTCAAAACAATCTAGTAATGTAGGTGATTTGTTTTCTTGAGGAATCGGCAAATCTATCATAAAAAAAGGCTCCGGGGTATTTTTTATTTTCTTACCCGTTTCTAAAGAATACATTTCAGATACGTGAACTGCGTAAAAAATATTCCATATTTCAGAGTATTCCTTTGAATACATTCTTTTTATCATTTCAAAGCATTCAATTGCTATATTATCTGTTTCATTTTCTGGAACACCTGATACAGTTATATTAATTTCTCTCGCAAGAGCATTATGAAAACAATCTATTACAAATAATAGAAATTCCGGCAAATCATTTTGTGAATATCCTGTAAATAAATCCATTTGTTTAACCTCTGCTATTTTTTGAATAGTTTTTATAAATTTACCAGGGGATACTACACAATTATTTTCCCATAATATTTTTCTTAAGTTATCCCATTCTAATAATAATGCAGAATCAACCTTATTTCTTAATTTTTTTTTATAGGTTTCTTGCTCTAAAAAATAATTTAATTCATATGTGTGCGATAAAACCTGCATACACGAATTAATAAAACAGGTGTTGCCTAAATTAGATAATCCGCTTAATCCTTTATCATTATAATTGCATATATTCATTGTTAATAATAATAATTAATATACATTTAAACAGATTTATTATAATATAATAATAATTATATGAGTAATTATTCTTTTACAAACATAACCAATGAAGAATTATTTTTAATAAATACACTTAATTCAATTTACAATAATAATTTGAGACAAATACAAAGTCTTACTGATTCTAATAATGATATTGTGAATACTATTACAGAATTAATTTATTCAAATAGGAATAGAAATAGGAATAGGAATAGGAATAGGAATAGGAATAGAAACACTGGTAGAAACTATCAAAATAGTATACTACAAAATCATTATACAACACCTACATCTAGAATTATGAATAATCAAAATATGAATAGTAATAATCTTTCAAATGAAAGATATAGTAATGATTATATTAATTCTATTAGATATTCATTTCCATTAAGAAGTGATAATTTATATAATGAACCAAATATAAGCAATTTAGCTAATATTTCTGCGAATATGGCTAGAAACTCTGCGAATATTGCTAGAAATTTGTCAAGCAATTCTAGGAACTCAACCAGTGTTGCTAGAGGATCTGCAAACAACTATCATCATTCAAATAATTTGTTTAATGAAAATAGTAATAGACGAAATATATTAACTGCTACACCTAGAATTACACCATTAACCAATAATGGTAGTGTAAATATTAATAGGTTTGTTGAGACTTTTTTTGAGCCAATTGAGATTTTCCCTAGCCAATCACAACTTGAAATAGCAACAAGAGTAACTAGATATGGTAATATACTACGACCTGTTAATACGTCTTGTCCTATTTCTTTAGAGCCATTTAATGATAACGACCAAGTAACAATGATACGACATTGTGGACATATATTTAATACTCAAGAAATAAATTCTTGGTTTGCGAGCAATTGTAGATGTCCTGTTTGTAGATATGATATTAGAAATTATATGAATAATAATGAAAATACAAATTCCCAAGAAAATATTAGATCTCAAGAAAATATTTTAAATAACAGAAGAACTACGTCAGACACCTCTGGAAATGAAGCTGAAATATTAACAAATTCAATACTTAATAGGGTTTTAAACCAATATGGATTAACTAATAGTGGTATTAGTGAAAATAGAGTATTTGATATATTTTTGGACACTTCAAATAATAACTTATTTGATTCCGCAACTCTATTAACAGGGTTGTACTATTTACCAACAAATAGACAATAAAACTATATTAACATTATATAAAGACAAAAGTTTAACTGAAAATACAAATCTTATTTATGAAACATAAAAAAACCACGACTATCAATAAAAATATAAAGGAATCTTTAACTACTAGTAGAGATAGAGAGAATAATATAAATACAGAAAATATTCTTACAAATGTAAATAGTATAACTAATAGTAATTCAAATAATAATTCAAATAATAATTCAACCAATAGTTACATACAATTTAGTTGTAATGCAATTTATAAATATATGAAACTAGGATTTATTTACATAATAAAAGTAGCAAAAATTATTATAAATATTTCTGGTATATATTTATTATGGATTATATTACATTATTTTGCTTCACATTTATATATAAAATTTTGTGTTCCTAACAATTTTATAGGATTTTTAATTTCTCCTTTTATGACATCTACTCCTCATTGTCAAGGGTTAAGATGGATTGTTTATAATGCTGCAAATATAATAAATAATATGTGGACTATGATTGGTATTTGGATATGTTCAACAATACTTGTAATTAAAGAGAAAACACATAATTAAATAATATAAAGACAATACTATTTAATTATAAAATGACTACTATTTATAAGAGAAATGGCTATAAATGGAATATTAATGAATTATTATCTTTACAAAGAGAATATGAACTTCTAGAAAATACAATTCAAGAAATTGCAATTAAACATAAAAGATCAGTAGATGCAATATTATACAAATTATTGTCTGAAAACTTTATTTCAAATGTAGAACAAGCTAGAGGATACACTGAGTATTATCAACAACAAGATTACACCGAAGATAAAACAGATGGGATTGAATTAAATTATTCAGATGATTTATATTTTAATGATGAGTCAACAACAACTCATAAATTAGATAATTTATCAGATCGTATTTGGTCTCTAGAAACATCTGTTTCTGATATAAATTTTTTAGTAAAACAAATGTTCGAAGTATTAAATGAAAAAAAAATAAACTCTCAACGGTCTTTAAGATACAGTAAATAAGTTATATAAAAAACTATTTTAACTAATTAGTAAAAAGTAAAATAATTTATAATATTTTATTTTTTATAAATCTATAAATGTAATACGGTTATACTTTAACAAAGAATTTTTTAACACTTTGTACTCCTTCTTTTTCATTATTAGTTTCTCTCAGGTATTCATCAAACAACAAAGCCTTTACTTCTTTATTCTTTAATTGTTCTAGTTTATCTTCAAATTTATCTGGATCAGTTACCTTACGAAGCGTATCCACTTCTTTTTTAAATTTCAATAGTTTTGCTTTTTTATTTTGCATTTCCCATATTTTTTCAAGTACTAATGCAAATACTTGTTGTACAGGTTTCATAATTTGATTTGTAATGTAGAATGAATAGTCTATTTTCAAATTATTTTCTTTTATATAACTAGGTGTTTCTATTTTTTCCCCTTGTAAAGCCTTTTTATTAGAAGTATGTATGTATACAAATGGGATTCTATCTCCTGAGCTAGGTTTGTTACCAGGATCTCTTGCTGTAATTCTATCAGCTAAAACTTTATGAGCGATAGAGTTTGGATTTTTATACCCAGACCGCAATGATTTTGTAATGATTAATTTATCAATTGGATATTTTTCATCCACTATATTCTGTAAACACGATTTTAAGAAATCAATAGCTTGTTTGATATTTTGCTCTTTCATTAAAATATCAATTATACCACCATATATATCTTTTACTATGGGTGCATTATCGCGCCGTTTTAATACAATACCCATTTCTTTTCTCTTACCTTTATTAGGGTCTGTTTCATAAAGCATACCTACATATCGTTTTTTGGACAATAAACAAAACGGCATAAATGTTTTCTCATACTCTAGATCGTGAGGTCCTTTTAAGAAACTAGACGCTAAATGACCAGCTTCTTGAGCGATTTCTATTGTTATTTCAAGAGCTTCTTTTCCTCTAATAGGAACACCCTCTGGAGTTTTCAAATTAAATGTAAAGAATACAGAATCCGTATTATGAACTATTAAATTTCCAACACCTGCTGCAAAATGATGGTTATCAGTAGTTAAATCATAAACATAACCCGAATATTCTATTTGTTGAATTTTTTTAATAGCATTAGGATTTTTTCTTTGTTTAGATTTTGTCATTGTAACTCTGTAAATATTTTGCTTATCTTTTCTAGTGTTTAATGAAATAGAATATCCTAGGCTTGATCCTAACCAACAAATATGAGAAGCACTTATTTGGTTTTTCTGATCAATTCTTGTATAACCATTAATATGTTTATCACCATCGGCATCATATAACCCTTGAAAGAATGCCTCGCGAATATTTGAAGGACTATTAAAAATTTCAAGTGGAATTATCTTACATTTGCTGTAATACATTTTTTCTCTGTAACTTCTTACAAAATCAGATATAGAACTATACTCACTACATCTAGGAGATATTTTATATACTCTTGAACTTTTTAATGTAGGCATCACAACCCATTCAAATTTTTTATAAACTTTTTTGCATAATTCTAAGTACTTATTAATCATATCCATTGATGCATTATTTAAAGCCCACGAAGATTTTTTACCAGAAGGACACTGATACTCTCCACAACTACCGTCTCCAAAGAAGAACCCCATTATTTGAGCTTCTTCTTCACTTATAGAATTACAATAAATAGCTTCGGAATTTACAAGTGTATGATGCAATAATTCTCTGCCAACTGCAAGATCCTTAGGGGAAATTTCTTCTCCAGATTTTAATATAAGAGAATGATCATCGGTAACATCAACCAACCCAGTATGTGTTAATACACGCATCATTTTCTTATGTGGTGCTAATTCGTGTCTAATTACTCTATGTAACGGTGTCCATCCTTTTTCTGTCCAGGTTTCAACATTTGTTAATTCACATACTTCTTTTTCTTGTTTTCCTAATTCCGAACATCGGCGCCATTTATTATCTCCATATTTTTCTGCTAATTGTTCAATAGTAACAATATCAATCATGTCATTTACTTTTATATATACTGGTGTATAATTAGCAACACTATCACCATATATGTACTCAGCGTTGGTTAATACTGGACCGTATTTATCTGTATTGCAAATTTTATTCCCATAACATTCTTCAATAATTCTTTTTGCATAAGTCAACAACATTCTACCAGTAGCGGTTGTGCAAGCAGCAATATCTTTTTCATAAAAAGTACTTGTCTTAGCACCACATTGCCCATAAAGAGAGTTCGCAGTTAGTTTATAACCTATTTGGCGTTGATCCAATACTTGCTTCATAAATTCATCTGTTTGCTTAGGAATTAATTTTCTGGTATCTTTTCTTGCTTTCAATAATTCTTCCAAAATAGAAGGCATAATTGCTTTGCCTTCTCCAGATATTCCTGGCTGTGCAAATCTACATATCTTATGTCCAGCCTTTACCTTTTCTGCTGCTGAGCTAGGAGTTTTTCTTACATATCTATACGTGTCATATGTACAATTCACATATTCATATTCAGGTAAATTATCATAAATAAAATTGCCATTTGCATCTTTCTCTCCCCATTCTTCAATTAAGTTTCCAGCTAAATCATACTCCTTTGTCCATACCTTACTATCGTGTGACAAATTTTCGCTAATCATTGAACTAGGATAAAGTGAAGCGTAATCAACGCAAGCAACTGGATTATCTAAATATAAATCACATTTCGGTTCTAATACTATAGCACCTTCATAACCATCATCCATACTACCTTTTTCAATAACAGGAAGCAGCGTCCTCTTTTCCCTACATTTTTTTGCAACATAACTAGTTAGTTTAATTCCTTGACCTCTCATTACTAGGAAATTAATTGGAACGCTACAAATTTTAGCCATCTCAATAAATCCAGTTAGAACATCTGATTTGTTAAATAAATAATGAACTAGGTTGCAATCTTGAATACAATATTTTGCAATAACTGCACGATCATCTGCACTACCATTTGTCATTCTAAAAATATCCTTTGGTGTAACATCGTCTTTCGCTAAACACCATCTAACTTTTTTAGACAAATCAGGATTAACAAAGCCTTCTATTTTAAATTTTCCTTCATTTTTATCTACATATGTAACTAAAAATTTAGCACCATCTGCATAATAGTCAACTGAATGGCCGATTTCTTCAAAGTGAACAAAGCTTCCAACTAATAAACCGGTCATATTTGTTGTTTTTATTTCTGACTCTTTACACGTTTCAGATTCATAATGCTGAATGTTTTTAACAAAATCTCCAATAAAGTTCCCAGCAACGTAGTCTAGTTTGTAACTAGTTAAATTAGCCTCACGACGATAGAAGTTATATAAATCTACTTGTAGACGACCATTCATTTTAATGAATCTCAAATCGTGTTGACCACTAGCTATCTGTATGCTACTTTCTTCTATTTTATATCTTCCCGTATCTTTATCTTTATTTCCACATATTTCATCATTATTTCTAGATAATTTCAGGAAATCTTCAACACAATTATTTTCTTCAGCTCTTCTAAACATAAATTCATAATCAAAACCAAATATGTTATATCCGATAACAATATCAGGGTTTTCTCGTTGAACTAATTTTTGCCAAGCTAAGAGTAAATCTCTTTCTGTATTATATGTTTCTACAATGCTATTTTCTATAGGTAAATTAGAACAACTATTCAAAACAATGCAATGATTCATAAATGGTTCTTGTTCTCCATAATTCATAAAAGTAGAACCAATAAATGTACACTTATCACCTTCTAGTTTAGGAAAATTTGCATTCAAAGAAAGGTTTAGTTCATTTAATTTACCTTCTCTTTCATACTTTTTATCGCATAAAATATCCACTATAGTTGCTTTTTTATCAGCATAAGATTTTACATAATGTTTAAACTCGTGTTCTTCTTCATCTTCAGCCATTTTTTCAAATAAATGTTCTAATGTAGTTGCATCATTATAATCACTTGTTTTTTTCATATTTCTTACTTGTGAGGATAACCAAGTATCACACATTTTTTCAACATCTAATTTAGAAGGAGGTTTTTTCGGATATACTAAATCAATTTGATTCATTGTTTCATATCCAAATGCAGATAAAATAATGCGTTTCAAGATATTTTTACATAAGTCCTTTGTCAATTCCATTTTTAAATTATCAAAATATTCAACAATATTTGTAGCCAACTTCTTATATGATTTGATTGGAACAGGGAAATCACCGTGACTACTACTTGCTTCAATATCAAAACTCATAATTTTATATGGAACCCGCGTTTCCTTATCATTTAAAGGAACAATATGTTTATAATTTATTATAAATTCATATGAACAGTTGGTTTTTTTATTATTCTCCTTAAACTCAATAGTTTTCTTTTTTGGTAAAGCAATCCATCCTGAAGGGCTAATGTCTTTTATATGAAACAACCTTAACAGAGGAGGTATATTAGCTTCATATAATTTAATATTTGTATCTTTATAATTATAACCATCTGTTAACAAAGTATGTCCTGCTTGATAATCCGTATACCATAAATTTTTAACTTTATTGAATGCATTTAAATTACTAAATTCAAATTTAATAAATTTATGTTGTTTCCCTCCATCAAATCCATAAAGTTTCTTTCTTTTTATAATTATACAATCAGTTATGGAGTCTTGATAGTATTTGCCTATTTTAAATTTAATATGCGAAAGAAAGTCATCTTTCATCTGAATTGTCCAACTATCATTTACCATAACATAAAAGAATGGTCTATAACCCTCAGCTATAATAGAACAGGTTTGTCCGGTTTCATTTACTCCAAACATTTGAATCATAAAATTAGAGTTGTCTTTATAGATATTTGCCTCGTCATCACTACTCGAATTATCGGAAGTAGTACTCTTTTCATTATAAACATTAAAATCAAAAAGTCTGAAAATGTGTTCCATTGTTATATTCAATAATAATTTATATTTATCTCATTTAAAATTATTCAATTTTATATTAAATAAAATAAAATAATATATTAAAACAAAATATATTATATTATAATATAAATGACTGATACAGTTTATGCTATAGCAGTATTTAATGATAATAAAATCAAAGGTATCGTTAGGTTTACAGAAAATTTAAATGATAAAAATATACAAATTGATGTAAACATAACTGGGTTAAAAAGTAACAGTAAACACGGATTTCATATACACGAAGCAGGCGATTTAAGTGATAAATGTACTAGTATGTGTGCACATTTTAATCCTTATGGAAAAACCCACGGATGTCCCGGAATGAAAGAGCGACACGTTGGTGATTTGGGCAATCTATTAACAAATTCAAAAGGTCAGGCGAAATATACATTTTATGATAATATAATAAAATTAAGAGGTAATAAAGCAAACATTATTGGTAGAGGCTTAATTATTCACGCAGATGAAGACGACTGTGGATCAAAAGGAGATGCAGATAGTTTAAAAACTGGTAATGCTGGAAAAAGAATTGCTTGTGCTGTGATAGGTTATGCAAAAGAAAATTATAGTAAATAATTTGTATCTATATATATTATTTATTTGTATTTTATTTGTATTTTTTATAACTTTTACTATGTTTTTTATGTTTTCTTTTTGTAATTTTTTGGTTCTTTTTTGTCTTTCTTTTACCACCCTCAATAAGCCCAGCGTACATTGATTTTTTAACTGCGTTTGATAGAGGAAGCAATGGGTATTTTTCAGGAAAGTTATCGTGTTTATCTTTAAATAAAGTGATCATATCATCAATAGCTAGTTCCCTCTTTGAAATTAATTCATTTATTTTACTATTTGTATCTGGAGGAAAATCTGTAATTGCAAGTTTATTCTTATAATCATATGATCCACAAGCAAACCCATAAAATGATGAATGATCTGTCATTATAATTCCATCGGGTCTATTTATATCACATAATCTTTTTAATGCCCCTGTATAATTTCCAATTTTATATTGCTCTTTCATAAATTTTAATATATCTATTGGTATTTTTTGTGCTTGTCCAAAATCAATTAATAATGGTTTACCAGTAATTCCCTTAAAATAATTTGTAGATTTTGTATTTATAAATATATTTCCCGGGTGAAAATCACCGTGTGTATAGCCAGTATCAATTGCAAGTTTTAACAATAAGTATAATGTCATATTTTTATATAATTCAAAGTTTGTCTCCTTAACTAAGCTATGTAATAATGTATAACTATCTGCAAATTCCATAGCTATTATACCAATATTATAAAATTGCCTTTTTATTTTTGAGTCGTATATATTTTGTATTAGAACCTTTGTAATATTATCTTCAGAAGCTTGATACATCTTCTCTAATAATCCAGTTAAACTATTTTTATTAGTAGTATCAACATCTGAATAAACATCTGAATAAACACCTGAATACACAATCGCTGGACAAATTGGTTGTAAATAACTTATTGTTTTTAAAAATAATTCGGTTTGAATATTTACTTCATCTTTAAATGTTTGTAATTCTCCTGTATTAAAATCTAGTTTTAGTTTATTTAATATTACAGAATTTTCTTTTTGACCCATTTGTGCATCGTGTACAAAGCCTAGTTTTATAATTATAGTTCTTACTTCATCTCCATAGTCAAACGTACTACTGGATTCAATACGCTTATATTTTGATTCTACACCTGGGTTTAAATTAGCCTTAAACGTTAATCCAAATGCTCCTTTTGATAAATAAGAAAATGTTGAATTATCTAAAAAATGATTAAATGCATCGCTATCTTTTACATCTATCATTATACCACCTTTTTGTTTAAAATTATTTCCTCCTTTCTGTTTTCCTGTCTTTATTTCTATCCAGTTACCAAATGAATCAACCGTCCTTTCTTTTACTGAAATATCACTATCTTCAAAATTCTCAAAATGTTTACCTTTAATATACATTATTGTAGGAAATCCCATAGGATTTATTTCTTTTATTTTTAATTTTGGTAATAAATCTTTATCTATATCAACAATTCCAATTGTTGAATGATTCTTGTATTTTTTAAATACGTTTTCTAATTTTTTCCATTCAGGTCTTGTAGCATTACACGGACCGCATCCTTCCATATAAATCAACATAAAAACATCTGAATTTGTTAAAATCATTTTTTTTAATATACCTATCTGTTTTTTTGTTTCATCTTTACTTTTATCGTTACTAATATGTAGAAAAACCATTATAATTTATAAACAGAAAATAATATATATTTTAAATTTAAACAATTTTTAAAAATTTTACAATTTTAACCGTATTAATATATATATAATATATATGACCTTAGTAACATATTTATTCATAATAATATTTTTAATTGGACTATATTTTTACGCAAAGGGAAGTACTAAATATTCTGAAGGTTTAACAAATAATGGATTTAATAAAAGCAGATGTCCTAATTTATTAATTCAAAAAGGTTCCAGATTTTATTTATATAATTCAAAATTAGCTCAAGTTCCTGGGGTAAATCCGGTAGAGTTTGATAATTTAGAAGATTATACTGAATTTTTAGATTGGCAAAGAAGTCAAGGGATAAGATGTCCTGTTTTATATCTACAACAAAGTTATGATACCCAAGGCAATGAAATCTACAAAGTTAGACCTAGTGTATCTGAACCACAAGCAGGTTTACCTCCTAGCATAGCTAGTTCTTCAGGAAATACAATAATGGAAAACCCTAGTGGTTTAGGCACACCAGATGCTCTAGCTTATCCTAATCCAACTCTTTTAGTAGATGCAACAAGAAATGATCCGCCCTATAATAAAAATTCATATCCTGCTTTTGATCAAAGTTCTTATTATGTTGGAACTACAACACCATTAGATACTATGAACATTCAACAAGAACAATCTCCAATTAGTCCTGACCCAATGGATCCAAATTGGGGAGGTGCGTCATATACTCAAAATTTGGTTGATAAGGGATATTATGCTGAAAATAATGTTGCCATTTATATACCATAAAAATGAAATAATATATAAATATTATAGTTTAATAATCTTTAATGCAAAGTGAAAACTTTACTAAAATTACCAACCAAATAGTGATGAATTAAAAAACTAACTAGACCTAACACAACATCTATTAATAAGAATATCCAAGATCGTGGGTTTTTATTAATAGCATTATAAGCAAACAGGCCATATAATATAGCGTGTATTGGTCTTAAATTGTTCCACCATATTTTTTCTCCAAAAACTTCTGCACCTGTTTTTCTTGATCCAGATAAAAAAATATAGGCAAATCCTATAGCGGGTAGTATTGCAAAATAGCCTAGAATAGGTAAATATTTTATATCTATGTTTTTAGAAATATATACGAATAAGGTCCTTGTTCCTATGCATCCTATCAAAAATAATAAAAAACGCTTTTGTAATGTATTCATTATATATTACAAAATATTATTTGTTTTATTGTAAATTTTATGTATTATAATTCTAACAATATTTAACAATATTTAATGAGAAGCATCTATAAATTTCATAACATTATTTAAAGCAACTTTTGATTCATTCAATTTATTTAATTTATCTAATCCATCTAATGGTTTTGAAGGATCAATATTTAAAGCGGTTGTTAACATTAAATTATTTACTAAATCGTCCAAATTTAATATAGTTGTCTCATAGTCAGATCTATATTTTGATATTAATAAAACATCTTGATTCTTAATTACATTTGATTTTATTGTAGCCGCATATGCAGATGCGTTTCCTGCAATACCAGATGAGCCACTTGAAGATGAATTATTACCTGAAGCATCAGATGACATTCCTTCTTTGTAATTCAAGTTTCTAAATAATAAATAACCTATAAAACAAATGCCTATAAAAACAAATAAATTAATCAATTCCTTGTTCATTTATACTATATACTATATACTTTTAAAAAAGTATTATAAATAAATCTAAATACTACAATACAAGTGTCTTTATTTTTTTAATAAAAATTTTACAAGATTAACTATACTCGTTTTATTTATTTTTCTGGATTGTCCTTTTCCATTTATATAAGTTATATTTTGTAAACATTCTTGGTTATTATTTAGTTGTTCAATTAAATTTGGAATAGTTTTGAAATGATTCATTATTGCAATAGATGTTATTGAGCTAATTCCCGGAATTTGACATAGCATAATTTCATCTATATTATCAGGAGTAATATTATCTTTTTTTACCCTTTTTATAACACTTATATAGTCTTTGTCAGTCTGTTCTAATTCTGAAACTATGTTATCTTCTATATTTGAAATATTTATGCCATTTTCAACATTACTATTAATTTGTATAGGTTGTAGGGATTGTAAAGAATTTTGATAAAAAGGTTTTCTACCAGAAACTTCACTTTTTTTCAATTTACTTGTAGTATTACAAATAAAAATAGCAGTCTCTTCCAAAGATTGGGTTCTCATAACTGAAAACCCCTTATAATAATTTAGAGAGAAAATCGCAGAATATAAAGTCATTTTATCTGCCTTTTTTTCTTTAAAACCATTAAATTTGTTTATATCTCCTTCAATTAAGTAATAAATATTGTGATTATGCGTACTCAAACCATTTAATCTATATGATTGTTCTTCGTATCTTCCATCTTTAATACTAGCAAGTAGATCATTCAGACTTTTTCTCTCTATAATAATTTTATCTTCTATTTCATCTGATATAATTATATCACCTATAGGCAAATTTTCTGTAATAACCTTTATATCTTTAAATATAGGTGTAAATAAAACTAATTGTTTTATTTGTTTAATAAGTTCTTGTTCTCGGTGATCTACCTTGATAATCATTAGTTATTTAATAATTTAATAATTTGTCATTAAATTATTTTAAAATAGATATAATATATGATTTAAAATATCATTGATAATTTTAACCCATATTTCCTCCGTGGGTAGCACGATATCCGTATTTCTGTGTTTGAATAGTTGTACTAATAACACACGTGCGAGGAACCGTTTGAGGTGCTCTCATTAAAGTAGGATTGTTTTGCATAAAGAAACCGACACGAGGTGCAGTACCTGCCTTCTTATTACCTCCACAAGTATTTGTCCTATTGCAAATTGATGCGGCATTACGAGCCATTTTACCAGCAGAATATAAAACCATCTTATATTCTAAGATAATATTATATTTTAAAACAAATATAAATAATTATTCTAAATATTCAAAAATAAATCCCCCTGCAGTTTTTCTGGATTTTTTTAAAACACCTTGTATATTAGGTTTTCCTATATTTAATTCTTTTGAAGCTTCTACGATTGAATTAAAATCTTTTATTTGATTCATATTTAAATCATATTGTCTAATTTTTCTAGTAAAATTATTAGCTAATCCTAACTTATTTTTGTGTATTTGATTTTCAGTGTTAGTAACCCATTCCAGATTTTCAATTGAATTATTTAATTTATTTCCATCTATATGATTAACTTGTTCTTTATTTTCTATATTTTCTATAAAAGTTATCGCAATTAATCTATGTAAAGCATATGTTTTATTGTAAATATAAACTCTTATATAACCATTTTCATTTATTTTATAATTATTCATTATTGTACCTGAAATATTCTTAAATCTTCCTAAAGAAGAAACAAAATATTTCTTAGATGTATTATCTATATTATCTAAAACAACTTGTCTCCAGATTTCATTCTCTAAATTATCATTTTTATTTTCATAATCCCACTTAAAATTGTATGATAGTATAGATAGTCCATTTAGACAATTACCTATTGCATTTCGCCCACTATGAGGAGATTTAGTATATCCATTATTAAACGCCCATATTCCTGCTAACTGTATTGAATTATATTTTTCTAATATTTCATTTGTATTATTATCAATTCTTAGAATCACTTTATTTTTATTACAACTAATTTTTATACCATCACATCTATGAATATTGTTTTCTCTTCTTGTCATCCATTCTAAATTGTGTAAATTATTATTTAATTTATTTTTATCTTTATGATTAACATCAGTTTTATTTTCAAAATTATTTAGAAATGCTATTGCAACCAATCTATGAACTTTAAATGATTTCTTCTTTTTATTATTTGTTAAAACAATATTGTAATAACCGGATTTAATAGTTGGATGTAAAATTTTTCCAGTTTTAATGTTTTTAATGTTTCCTAAATTACTAACATAATAATTAGGATATTCATTAATTATTTTCCATTCTTCCATTGAAGGGATATATAATACACCATTCAATTCTTAAGTCATCTTTACAAATAAACATTATGTAAAACATATAAAGACAAATGCAATAGTAATATAAATGTCAGAGTTCAACATAAATCACGACGACGATATTATAAAGTCTGAAGAGGGACTAATCTTTAACCCTTATAATCCATTGAATATTAAGATTAAATTGTACGACGTACAATCTATTCTTTCAAAATATGGTATTCCTCCTACGGTACATAACATATCTTTATACGAACGTGCATTTGTTCATAGATCTTATACGAAACGTCCTAATTTTGAAAATATACAACAAAACATTACTATCGTTGAACGACCACCTGATTGTATGCCTTTAAGCAGCAAATCAAACGAACGTCTAGAATTTTTAGGAGATGGTATTTTAGAAGCGGTTACTAAATATTATTTGTATCGCAGATTTCCAAAAGAAAATGAAGGATTTATGACTGAAAAGAAGATAGCTATTGTTAAAAACGAAGCGATCGGTAAAATAGCGCTTGAAATGGGCCTGCATAAATGGTTAATTTTATCAAAACACGCAGAAGAAAAGAAGATTCGCACGAATTTAAAAAAACTAGGCTGTTTATTTGAGTCTTTTATTGGTGCCCTTTTTCTTGATCAAAATAAAATTGTCGTTAAAGATAGTGAAGGATGGTTCCAAGATATGTTTGTTACAGGTCCAGGTTTCCAAATGGCTCAGAAATTTATTGAAAACGTATTTGAAAGACATATTGATTGGGTTGCATTGATTCAAAACGATGACAATTATAAAAATATTTTGCAAGTTAAAATACAAAAAGAATTCAAAGTTACACCTCATTATATTGAGATTGAACACGACCCTGATTTAGGTTATAAAATGGGTGTATATCTTTGTCTAGGTCAACCAATATATAATTTAACACACCACGATTCAGTAGATATTACATTCTTTAAAAATTTCAAAGGAATTCAAGATTTTCTCGCTGAAAATGGAAAAGCATTTATATTTATGGGAGAAGGACAACATAAAATTAAGAGGAAAGCAGAACAAATTGCGTGTAATGAAGCAATAACATTTATAAATGCAAACGTAGAAAATATAATTGAAGATATACCAACTACAAACAATGAGTTATTTTGATTTTTGATTATTAACTTATAAAATAGTAATAATTTTACAAATTAAATAATAAAAATTTATATATTGAAATTATATAACTAATGAATCCTTTAGAAGCATTAAAACAAAAATTAATGGTAAAACCAACTGTTAAAGAGAGAGAAAGAGTTGCAGTTGTTATTAAAGGAGATGAAAAATCTAAAAAACTTATCTCAAAACAAAAATCAGCAATAGTAGTTGAAAATGAAGAAAAACAAATGCAAGAAGAACCTGACGTGACTCTTTTAAAACCTAAGACACTTATTATTGATGAAACTAAAAAAGGTTATGATAGGGACACATTTTTAAATAAATTGAAAGAACGTAAACTTACAAAAGTAACTATGAAGCCTATATTAGAAGAATTAGAGAAAACAAACAATGTTATAGAGCCTGTTTCGGTTTTACCAGAAGAACCTAAAGTTAAAAAGGCTAAACGAGTTGAAAATAAAAAACAGCTTATAATTGAAGAAGACGATAATGAAGCAGAAGCAGAAGCAGAAGAAGAGTTAGAAAAACAACCAAATATGCAACTACTTATAGAAGAAGAACCAGAAATAATTGAACCTGGTCTAGAACCTGAAAAAGTAGTTATACCTATTGTAGAACCAAAGAAAAAAGAAAGAAAAACTAAGAAAGTTGAAAAGGGGATAGCCGTTTTAGGCCCTGAAACAGTTGTAGAAATGGGAGATACTGATCTTACAAAACGCGTTCCAAAAAGAAGTCCTCCTATTAATATTAAAGTTTCAAGTTATTACATGAATAATAGAGAAATATTCATAAATTTTATAAATTCTTTGTTTGAACCTTATCGTGTTGAATTGCAAAATAATAAAGATAGTATTTCGTGTGATAATATTGGTAAAACTAGTTCAGATTTCTCTCTATTAACTCATCAACAAATTGTACGAGATTATATGAATTTATATACTCCTTATAGAGGGTTATTATTATATCACGGTCTAGGTTCAGGTAAAAGTTGCACATCTATTGCTATTGCAGAGGGAATGAAGGATGCAAAACAAGTAATTATTATGACTCCTGCGTCTTTGCGTGCAAATTATATTGAAGAACTAAAGAAATGCGGTGATTTATTGTATAAGCGCAACCAATTTTGGGAGTGGATATCTACAGATTTACATCCTGAATCAGCAGAACCAATATCAGCTATTTTAAATTTACCATTAGAATATATTCGTAAATATCACGGTGCGTGGTTTATTAATATTAAGAAAAAATCAAATTATGATGATTTAAGTGATATTGATAGAAAAACGTTAGAAGACCAGTTAAATGAAATGATTAGTCAAAAATATAAGTTTATTAATTATAATGGGTTACGTAGTAAAAGGTTAGAAGAATTAACTTCTGGATTCAAAAGAAATTTGTTTGACAATTCAGTTGTTATTATTGATGAAGCACATAATTTAATTAGTAGAATTGTAAATAAATTAAAAAAGGAAAAACCAATTCCTGAAGAAGAAAGTAAAAAGAAACCTGGCGAATCAAGGGATGATAATATATTTGGTGAACAAACACCTATAAATTTATCTATTAAATTATATCAAATGCTATTGCGAGCAAATAATGCAAGAATTGTTTTATTATCAGGTACTCCAGTTATTAATTATCCTAATGAGTTTGGAATACTTTTTAATATCTTGCGAGGATATATTAAAACCTGGAGAATTCCAGTAAATGTTAAAACTAGTAAGAAAATTGATAGGAATTCACTTCAAGAAATGCTACTTGGAGAGAAATCATTAGATTACTTAGATTATTCGCCATCTAGTAAAATTTTAACAATTACTAGGAATCCGTTTGGATTTAAAAATAAAATAAAAAAAGACTCCGGATACCAAGGAGTTTCAAATGTTAAGAAGGATGAAAAAGGGGATAACACTATTGAAACTGATTATATAAGTGATGATGAGTTTGAAAAGAAAATTATTGGTATTCTAAGAAGAAATGAAATAGAGGTAATTACAGATGGTATTGAAGTCAAATATAAAAAAGCGCTCCCTGATAAATTAGATGAATTTATGACTAGATATGTGAATGAAACGGATGGTAAAATAAAAAATATAGATGCTTTAAAAAGACGTATTGTAGGTTTATCTTCTTATTTCAAGAGTGCACAAGAAAATTTATTGCCTAAATATAGTAAAACTCTTGGTCTAGATTATCACATAGTTCGTATCCCTATGAGCAATTACCAATTTAAAATATATGAGTCTGCTCGGGTTGAAGAAAGAAAATTAGAAAAGACAAATAAAAAGAAACCCACAACTAATGATGTTTATGCAGAGGATAAAGCATCAACATATCGTATTTTTTCACGTTTATTTTGTAATTTTGCAGTACTTGATAGACCTATTCCTGAGAGAAAGAAAAAGAAGGAGGATATTAATAAAGAGAAAGAAAAAGAAAAAGAAGAGGAAGAAGAATCATCAAAATTGACTGAATTATTAAAAGATGCTAGACGAGAAGAGAGTAGGTTAGATGTTGCAGATGAGAATGAAGGCGAAGTAGAGGGTGACGAAGTACTTGAAAAAATAGGTGGTATTGATTACAAAACAAGATTAGATAATAAATTGAAAGAAATTGAAAGCCACTCTAATGATTTTTTAACACCAGACGCATTACAAACATATAGTCCTAAATTTTTACATATTCTTGAAAATATTAAGGATCCTGATTATCAAGGACTGCATTTAGTATATAGTCAATTCAGAACAATGGAGGGAATCGGTATATTTAGTTTAGTTCTAGAAAAAAACGGATTTGCTAGATTTAAAATTAGAAAGAACATATCAGGTATATGGGAAATAGTAGTGAATGAAGCTGATCAAGGTAAACCTACATATGTATTATATACTGGTACAGAAACTACAGAAGAAAAAGAAATTGTTAGACATATTTATAACGGAGAATGGGATCAACTACCTGATAATATTTCAAGCGAGTTAAAGAAAATAGCTAACAATAACAATATGGGAGAAATAATAAAGGTTTTTATGATTACATCATCTGGTTCTGAAGGTATTAATTTACGTAATACTCGTTATGTTCATATTATGGAACCATATTGGCATCCAGTACGTTTAGAACAAGTTATTGGACGTGCTCGTCGTATTTGCAGTCACAAAGATTTGCCTAAGGCATTGCAAACAGTAGAAGTTTTTGTATATTTAATGGTTTTTACTCCTGAACAATTAAAATCAGATGAAGCGATTGAGTTAAAAAGAAAAGATCTTAGTAAAAGTATACCACATACTCCTATTACTAGTGATCAATATCTTTATGAAATATCTGAAATAAAAGCTAATGTTACTTCGCAACTAACTGATGCTATTAAAGAGTCTGCTTTTGATTGTTATATTTATTCCAATGGAAAATGTGTTAACTTTGGAGATCCAAGAAATGACAAGTTTTCTTATGTACCGGATTATGCTGATCAGCAAAATGATACTACTGTACAGGCAAATAAGGTAGCTATTGAGTGGGTTGGAAAACCTATCACACTTAATGGCGTTGAATATGTTTATCGTAGAATGAGCAAAACTTTATTAAATATTTATGATAAAGCCAGTTATCAGGCTGCAATTACTAACTCGGATATTATACCATTACAAATAGGAACATTAGAAATTAACGATAAAGGCCAACAAGTTTTTAAATTAGTAACATAAATTAGTAACATAAACTAATAATAGTCTCTATAATTGTTTTATCATCTTCCGATAAGCTGTAGTATTTACCATTTAAATCATAATATCCTGATAATATCTTATTATATATATTATCACATATATAACTTGTTTTATTTATTAACAGTTGAGTTTTTTTATATTCTTTACTTGTTAATAATCCTCTTAAAAAATTATTCCTTGTTATTAAATAATATTCATTATAATACATTTTATTTGACTTAACATAAGTGATTAATAATAATAATAAAATTGATAATCCTTGTATTTTCATAATAACTTATAATAAAAAATTATAAGTTATTTTATTTATATTATTTATTTAATCATTTTTATTTTTTAATAATTCTAAAATTAAACATATATTATGCTCAATTCTTTCTATTTTATCTGTTAATTTTATATAATCCTTAAATGACTCGATGTTTGTTTTATTTTTAATATTTTCAGCATTTAATTCATTAAAAGAAAGAGATATATTACTATTTTCTATGTTTTGAAGTGTCTTTACCCTTTTAAGTTTATTAAATATATTATTTTCATATACAGAATCCGCATCAATATTGTCATATATATTATTTATTTCTCTTGTTTCATTTTTACCCCAGCTTAACGTTTTTTTGTTATTTACTTTATCATCATTTAAATTAATAATTTGTTCTTCGTATATTTTACTGTCTAATAATTGATTTTCTATTTTAATATATTTCACATCATTTTGTACATTTTTTGGTTGTACTACTTTGTTTGATGAATTAATTATTTGTTTAGTTTCTAACTTATCATTTTTTACAGATGTTTGTCTAGATTTTAACCATTCATCTGATTTATTTACGTTATAGGTATTGTTTATTTGTTCTATATCATAATTACGTTGTGCAGTTATTTCTTTTATAGTTTGTTCAAATTCACTAATCGGTGTCTCTACTAATGTATCTGTAAATATAGGTGTTTCTGGTATAGGAATAGTCATAGAATTTATAAATTCTTCTTGTCTTTTGTTTAAATCCTCATCAAACTGCGATTTTTTATAATTTTGGATTTCATCGTATGTTACTAACTCTTTTTCTGTGTTTTTTATATTATTATCTGGATAAATAGTAATTTTATTCTTTGTATTACTCTTTGTCTTGAAATTATCCTTTACAAAATTTAAAATTAGAACAATATATTTTTTATTCATCTCAATCAAATTTTTGGATTTAGATTTTTCAAATTCAAAAAACCCATTCAAGTTATTTTTGAAGGATTCCGCAATTTTTGTAATATTTTCAGAAGATTGGCTTTTTATAATAGTTTCCTCAGATAATACATCCCATAGCAAATGTATATTTTCATTATTTAAAAAATATTGTGTCATTAAATATATAAATTATATACTATATATTTAAATATTTTGTTATTTATACGTAATCTAAAGAGACTCATTAAAATATATTTTTCTAAATTTTGTCATATATTCATCTTTCAATATATGAGTTTTTAGATAATGTTCAGTAAGTTTATCTTCTAACATATGAACAATAAAAAATAAAGAATATATACCACATTCAGTATTTCCATACTGATGCTCAATACCTTCATTACTATCAAACTTAAATGTTATTTTAGGGGTCATTTTTGTCCCTTGTTCTATAATTCTATTTACAAAATTTAGAATTTCCTTAGATGGAGCCTCTCCAGTACTATCAAAAAAGAAAATGCGCTTCTTTTTAATATTAATAAACATAGAAATCCAATGTTGTCCTGGCTTATTATGCGGATCTGTATTAAATATAATACCTATTTTTGTTTTCTTATTTTTAATTTGTTGTTCTAAATTAAAATTACATAATTCTTCCCACACACATTCACCATACAACTTTTTTGTATCAAAATCTATGGGGCTAGGACCTATAAATTCAAAACATTTATACGCTTTTTCGTATTGTTTCATTACTTTTAAAATATCAATACTAGATAACCATTCATTTGGATTTTTCTTCCATTCACTAGGGGATTCTGGGGCAAACGAATCATTCATATCACTACTTAATTTTCCAAATGCATTTGTTTGTTTTAACCAACACGACTCTTTATTGCATACATTTTTTAAATATTCGCTCAATTGATTATGTATTTCTTTAGGGTTATTAGTATTTATTTTTGAGTCTGGATGTCTTGCATTCCAAAAATCCCTCAATTTATATATTGTTCTATTTGTGTAGCAAGAGAATTTATTTATCTCATCTTTTGGTTTTGGACTACAATTTAATTTTTTAAGTTGAATATTTCTCTTAGTTTTATAATTATTATTTTTTGTAAAACTTCTTTCTTTATTTATTTTTATTTTATAATTTGATTGTATTTTTTTAGTCTTTTTATGTTTCTGTCTGTGTTTCATCTTTTGAGAAATTATTTTCATCATATTTATTAGTGATATTTTTCTTTTTACAAATACCTTTATTTTTTAAAATAGGATCTTTTAAATCTATATTTTTTTGTTTTGGTAATATTACCGAATCAGGTTTTTTTGTATAAGTCCTTTTAACGAAATTATCTAAAGATGGATTGGATAATTTAATTGAACGCATTAATAATTTATTTGCTTCTTCTTGGTTTTCTATATCATCAATGTTTAATTCCGTAATATCTTTACCAATATTAAGAGACTGTTCTATATTCTGATAGTCTGCTTGAATAATGTCATTGTTATCTATACTTTTAAAATATTGAATACAAGAATTTACAAAGTTGTTAAAATTTAGTTTTACATCTGGAAATACATTCGGAGGCTCTTCTTTGTTTAATAATAACTCTTTTGTTAAATAATATATTCTTTTTTTGTAAAACTTTTTATCTTTTCGTGTGTTTTTGTTGGATACTTTACTTTCCATATATTTATTATATTGTTCACGATTTATTAAACAATCTAAAGTTATTTGGTTTATTAAATTTTCTGACATAATAATACAATACATTTATAATAAAATATTGTATTGTATTTTATAAATTATCTTTCGTTAAATCTTTTATTTGAGTTCTTGTTGAATTTAAAAATATACCAGAACCTACTACCCCAGTTTTTGGGTTAGGGTTAAAATCATCAAAACTATCTTTATGAAATAATAGTGAGTGTGTTTGAGGTACTTCTTTTGGAGTAAAATTATAACTATATAAATCGCTATTACTAGTAGGCACATAAACAGATTGACTACATTTTTGTAAAGCAAAAATCTGATTTCTTAATTCAGATTCAACATTAATATTTGATGAAAAACCCGACCAAGGTGATTTTGTGTTTCCAGGATTAAATACATTTTGTGAATTATATGTTGGTGTTTGGTTTAATTTTACGGTTGTTTGCTTTCTTGGGTCCACGATTGGAAAATATGAATATTTTGTCATAACTGGACGTACATCTAAATAAGGTTGCAACATTTGAGAAGGTATATTTCTATCATATATTCTATTATTTGTTTGTTCATGTATTTTTGATACACATTGTTCAGTTTGATTATATTGACTCATTAATATAAATATAAATATATTATTTATTTTCAAGTTTATAAATATGTAAAAATTTAAATTTATAAATATGTAAAAATTTAAATTTATATAATGATAATAATAAATACATATAAAGGTATCAGAATATTATTATTATTAATAAAATGTGTGGCATTTTTGCTCTTCTTAATAAAAGTAATAATTCTTTAAGCGTAATAAACGAACAATTCATAAAAGGTAAAAATAGAGGACCAGAATTTTCTATACTGGTTACTGATTATTTTAAAATGACTTTAGGTTTTCATAGATTAGCAATTAATGGTTTAAATGATAAATCCAACCAACCAATTGTTATTAATAATATAGTATTAATTTGTAATGGAGAAATTTACAACTATAAAGAATTATATAAAATGATGAACGTAATTCCTGAAACAGATTCTGATTGTGAAGTTATTATACATTTATTTGTTAAATATGGAATTGATCAAACCTTAATTATGTTAGATGGTGTATTTTCATTTATTTTATATGATAACCGTGTTGCGGAAGACTGTAATAATAAATTTTATATAGCAAGAGATCCTTTCGGTGTTAGACCATTATACTGTTTAAAACACAATAACGATCATTATAATTTATTTACATTATATGGTTTTGCCTCTGAATTAAAATGTTTATCAGAGTTTTATAATGCGTGTAGTTATCATTATTCAATTGAACAATTTACTCCAGGAACATACTCAGTATTTAATATATCTAACAAAGTAAACTCTATATGGGAACCTCTTTATGAAAACGTTTCGTATATTAAACCTAGTTTTTCATATACATTTGATTTAAATGATTCTCTTAAAGAGAATAAATTTAATGAAATATATAAAAATATTGCATATTATTTAAATTCTGCTGTAAATAAGAGATGTTTAACTACAGAACGTCCTATAGCGTGTCTTCTTTCAGGAGGGTTAGATAGTAGTTTAATCACTGCATTAGTTAATAATTTCTATAAATTAAATAATTATGATATTCAATTAGAAACGTATAGCATAGGCTTATATGGGTCAGAAGATTTAAAGAATGCACGAATTGTTGCGGATTATTTAAATACAAACCATACAGAAATTATTGTAACTGAAGAAGAAATGTTTTTAGCAATTCCTCAAGTTATTTATGCTATTGAAAGTTATGACACTACAACTGTACGAGCCAGTATAGGTAATTATTTATTAGGAAAATATATTTCCAAAAATAGTGAAGCAAAGGTTATTTTTAATGGAGATGGTTCCGACGAGTTATTTGGTGGATATTTATATATGAATAAATGCCCCGATGATATTGAATTTGATAAAGAAACTAGGCGTTTATTAAAGGATATTTATTTATTTGATGTTCTAAGATCCGACAAATCAATTTCTTCAAATGGATTAGAACCGAGAACACCATTCTTGGATAGAAGTTTTGTTAACTATTGTTTATCTATACCGGCATATTATAGAAATCATAAAAATATAAACCAATGTGAAAAATTTTTACTTAGAGAGAGTTTTTCTCATAACAATTTTCAAGATTATAAAGGACGCCAGCTTCTTCCGGATGAAATATTATGGAGAAGAAAAGAGGCATTTAGTGATGGAGTAAGCTGTAAAGGTCGTTCACTTTACACAATTTTACAAGAACAAATAGTTGATAATTTAAATATAACTGAAAGTATAGTTTATGATGTAAATATTGATACAGAAAAATATTATTATAAAAAACTATTTTTAAATTTTTACCCAAACTGTCAAGATATTTTGCCTTATTATTGGATGCCTAAATATACAAATGCAACAGATCCTAGCGCAAGAACTTTAGATATTTACCAAAATACATTATCTTCAGTTTAAAAATATTTATAAAAATTATTTTATACATTTATATAAATATGTTTAACAACAAAACGCTTAATGACATTCAAGAGAAATTTTTTAATGTATTTATTTACACATCATATGCTCTAATAATTATATCTACTTTAGGTCTTTCACAAAAAGCACCACAGTATCTATATGATTTAGATTATTATGTGCGAATTTATGTTTGTTTGTTTTTAATGTGGAGGTTTAACCCGTTTGTTCACGTATCATTTACAGAGCTTGATAGAAAAATTGCATTCAGTGGAGGAGTATTTATTTTAACAACTACAGTATTAAATACATATATAAGTTATATTGGAAATATTATAAAACATATTGTAAGACCGTTTATAACTAATCACCCTTTTTAAAAATAATTTTATATTACTTTCTTATTTTTTGACTTTTATTTTTTTTATTTGTATATGTTTTTTTTGTTTTGAATAATGATTTTCTATTATGTTTTTTTATTGTTTTGTTAAAAAAATTTTGTAAATGAATCATTATTTGTTTTCCTAAAATTTTATCAATTTCATATTCTTTTTCGTCTTTTATAACCAAAGTATAATTAATTTTTTTAAACTCGTTCATCATATATTTTTCAAAATTAACATCATTTGTTAATTCTAATTGTCTACCAAGAGCGCTTTTTTGAAATTTGCTTATTATATAATCAAATTTTAAATCATAAAAAAAAGGTTTAATATTTATATAATAAATATTATCTTTCGCCATTTCAGGATAAAAATTATCATCTAAAAAACAAATTTCTGCATCCATCGGTATTTTTGTACAACTTATTAAATCTTGATGTGTCTTATTATGAGTTGTTCTGCAAATTTCAACTGTTTTACCATTTATTTTAAAAGCGGATATAATTTGATCAAATAAAGCATAATTTATCTTATTTTCAAAATACTTTATAATATTTTGCGCCCATTCTTTTGGGCCATTATTATTAGTATATATCATTATTTTGTTACAACAATTAGTAAGTTTTTTATTTTTTAAATAAATTAAAATATTAATTATGTTTGGTCTTATAAATTCAGGGTATAAATCTAAAGTAGAATTAAAATCTTCATTTGTTAAGGGATATTTTAAATGAATTTTTAAATAATTATTTAAAATATCCCAAAAAATTCCATATTCTGTAAAATAACCTAGAGTTTCATCTAAATCAAATACAACTATTTTCATTACTAATATATATATAGTTTAAAGATTTTTACAAAATTTTAATTTTTTAGATGTATAATATATATGACCACTGAACTAACAAAAAATGATTATATAAAAATTTTAGAATATTATAAAGAACCTATACCTAATAAAAATAGCCTTATTAAAAATAACGCACAAAAAATTTTATCTAAAAAATTATGCAGGTGTATAAAGAAAGTAGATAAAATAAATGAAGGACGATCTATAGGTATTTGTACAAAAAGTGTTTTTACACGTAAGGGGTATAAAAGAGGTACGTTTAACTGCAATAAGAAAAGTGTTGTACATTTAAAAAAATACAATTTATTTAAAAATACGCGCAAACATAAAATAAAATAAATATACAATTAGATATCTATTACTATATAAAATCCACAATTTCAAATGAATACATTTATGCATTTGTTACATCAGTTGTATCACTTATACTATTTGTAGTATCAGGTGTAATATTACTTGTATCAGGGGTGTTTGTTGTATCAGGTGTATCTCTTATTATTAACCCTAATTTATTTGATATATATTTTAGTATATATGTATCATCTCCACCCCATTGTGCATAATCATCTCCAGATATTGTTATTACTTTTAGATCAATCATTTGTTTTAAATCATTATAAAATCGTACAATTATTTCCGCTTGAGTAAATAATATGACATTTCTAATATCTATATCAAAACTAGTAATTGTATTTACAACAGTTTGTTGAAATGGAGATACATTAATCGTCCTGTTATAACTCATTTTAATATAAATAAATAATATTATTTTATTAAACTATATTATAATGACTATTTCTTATTATACAGTTACTATTACCAATAATACAAATTCTCAAACCTATACTGGTTATTTTAGTGCAGATAACACGACAAATGTAGTTACAGGGTATTATGAAACATCAGATTATGCAACAAATATTTTATTAGATCCGAATACAACATTATCAGGTTCTTTATATACAAGTATATTCACTACTTCCAATATGTCTTTTAATAATACTGGAATATATTTTAATTCACGTTTAAATAATATATTTGGAGATTCAACACCTAAATTAATATGTATATTTGATAAATATACATTATTGAAGAATTATAGTCCAATGAATAATGTATCAATTAGTATTCAATCTGCAGGAGGTTCTGGAACACAACCAATTAGTAATATTTGTTTTCCAGCTAAAACTCCAATTAAAACGGACCAAGGCAATATAGATATTGATAAAATTAATCCACAAATTCATACAATTCATAAAAAAAAAATAGAATGTATTACTAAAACTATAACCCTAGATAAATACTTAGTGTGTTTTGAAAAAGACTCATTAGGTAATAATATTCCAAACCAACGGACCTTAATCAGTAAAAATCATTTAATTTTTTATAAAGGAGAAATGTTAGAGGCAAAAAAATTTATTGGTAAATATAATAATATTAAAAAAGTTGCATATTCGGGAGAAACACTATACAACGTATTAATGGAAGATCATAATAAAATGCTAGTAAATAATATGATTTGCGAAACACTAGATCCGGATAATACTATAAGTCACCTGTATAGATCTATTAAAAATCTATCTCCTAATCAACAAGAAGATTTTATAAAACAACTAAATACATACACAATTAAAAATAATATATATTCTTCTAAAAGAAAATAAAAGAGTTTGAATTATTTTGATTTTATTTATTTTGACAAATGATCTAACGCATTTAAAAGTATTAGTTCTTGGCTCGTTAATTTCTGAAATATTAAGTTTCTATCCATTGCTATTTGAAAATGTTTTTTATTATAACCAAAATTTTTACAAACACAAAAAACACCATCATCTGTTATTTTCATTTCACAAAAAATTGCACCTTTTGTTAAATGTATATTTGATGGTTCGTCAATATTTATCCATCTCAAATATGTTCCATATTTTAAATCATTCATTTCATCAACATATTTATAATATTTTAATTTGTTTAATAAATCTAAAGTATACTCCTTAGGTAAATGTAATTCTTTTAAAATATTCAGTGTCATTTCTCTTAGTTTATCAGTTGTTAAATTCATTAATGAATCATTAGTATCATCGTCTAATGCTTGTAATAGCTTATTAATATCCATAACTATTGTATATAATATGTAAACTATTATCTAAATTAATATATATTTTATAAAAGATATAAAATATATAAAATTATATATTCTTTCTATTACCACGACCCAAATGCACCTCCTCCTAAAACAGAATTTGCAGCCATCGGTTCATTGACGAAACCTTCTGACATACCAGGACTAGCTGCACCAACTAATGGTGTATTATCTTGTTGATACATATTATTATAATTAGGTAATTGTTGAGGAGCCATAGTATTTTGTACAGACATCGCCATATCATTTGTGGGTAAGGAACTAATAGAAGTACCATCTGAATACATTGCTTGGTTCATAGCTGATTGGTTCATAGATTGTCCAGAAATAGGCTGAGTCACTTTAACTGTACCTTGTGTGCTCTTTTTATTATTCTTTTTTGTATTTGTTTTTCCTTCCCATAATTCAACCAACCTATCTACAAGAATACTTATTTTTTCGCCAAGTTTGGTTTGTAAACTTAAAGTAATCATTAAAACGGATAAAACATTATAAACAATATGAAATTCGGGATAATCTGCTCCACTGTATGTTGGTACGAATGTTATAATTCGGTGAACAATTAATAATCCAATAAACATAACAATTATTTGAATAACTATTTCAGCGGAAATTTCTAAACTTCCTTTTTTATCATCCGCTTCTGGAACATATTTAGACATTGATTTATTCAATATTACTACTGGTATAATAGCAAGCAATGAATACTGTATAATATTAATAATATCTGCTTTTGAATCATCATCAAAATTAAATACGTGTTTAAAGAAATTTTTTTTAGAATCATCTGAACTATCCATATCTTTATATATAAGGTATAAAAAGAAATAAAATATATTATTTTTGTGTTTATACAAAGTATTATAAGATTCTCTAAATATAATATATTCAAAATGTTACACTAAATGTTGTGTAAAGTATAAAGTATAAAGTATAATTTAGTAAAATATTAACATATACCATTTTAATTTATAGGATGCGTAAGTAATTTAAAAACAAATTGTATATAACTATTATTATAATGAGTAGTTCTACATCACTTGCTGCTGCTAGAAATAGACGTTCAGGATCACAAAACGCTCCACAACAACCACAAAGTAGACCTGTTACTTCTATATCGTCACAAGCGGCTTTTGCTCAACAAAATTCTTCTAGAAACCCGAAAATGCAAAAACAACCCACTACAAATAATATACAATCCGAAACATCTAATGGTTTACCCTTTACAAAGTTAACAGTTTCAGACGCAATTGGATTAATTACACTGAGACTAGGACGCGTTGAACAATTTATTATTGATTTACAAGAAGAAAGAAATGGCGACGAATCTTCATTCGTAGGCTTACCTGAAAATACAAGAGTTATTGATAACAGCATATTGACAAATATTATTAATAGACTAGATAATTTAGAAAAGAAAGATCTAAACCCTAAAAATAATGATCAAATTATTAAATTTGAAAAGGAATTGAGAGATGCGAAGGATTTGTTAATTAATGTTATGTTAAAAATAGAAAATTATATTAAAGATACGAATAGCAAATTTTCTGAATATGATTCCGCTATTTTAGATTTGGAGCAAAATATACCTATTCAAAAAAATGATTTACTAGGTGTTAACTTAGAAACTGAAGAGTCTATCGTATCTGAATATGTTTTAAATGATAATATTAATTCAAATGTAAAAGACGATGATTTGGTTAACAGTGAAGAATCATAAATTATTATACAAAAGATATTATACAAAAGATATTATACAAAAGATATTATACAAAAGATATTATACAAAAGATATTAAATATAAGAATTGTATTATATTTAATATGAAAATTACTATTTCTGATAAATCAAAAAAAGATTATTTTGTAGCATTGTTTCAAACGTTAAAAAACTGTACAAATATTGTTAGTTCTGTATTTGAAACAAATAAACTGCATATTCAAGGTATGGATAAATCCCACGTATGTATGTTTGACGTTAATATAGATAAATCTTGGTTTGATGAATATAATGTAGAAAAGGAAACTACTATAGCAGTAGATACGTTTATATTTCATTTAATAATTACAGCTAAACAAGATACAAATGATATAATTATACAATTTAATGAAGAGTCTGATCCAGATAATTTAATTGTTGATCTTATTTCTCACGAACATCTTAAAGGCGAATTTAATAAACATTTTAAAATACCTTTAGTAGAACACGAATATGAATTATTAAATATACCAGATGTTGATTATGCTGCGGATTTTTCTATTAATTCTAAGAAAATTGGAGAAATTTTCTCTCAGATGATGATTTTTGGAAATGATATAAATATTAAATGTTCAGAAGAAAAAATTGATCTCATTACGAATGGTGTCACAGGTGAAATGATGGTTAATATTCCAATAGATGATCTAACCGAGTTTTCTATAATTGAGGGGGAATTAATAGATTTAAAGTATAGCTTAGCATACATAAGTAAAATGTGTTTAACAAATAAGCTTTCAAATGAAGTTGATTTTTATATTAGTTCTGAGTATCCTATGAAAATAAATTATAATTTAGGAGAAAATAGTTCTATTGTATTTTATATTGCACCTAAAATAGATGACTAATCGGTATGTATATCACTTTGCTTCGTTATAAATAACAAATATTATTATTATTTTTATTTAAGATCAAATGAAAATAATAATAGGGTTTTTTATATTTTGTTTAGTACTATTTATATATTTACACATTCAATTTCATCTTAAAACAAGCGAGGATTTGGAAATGTATGAAATTGACGAACCATCAAAGGATAAATTAGAAGAAATATGTGACATTAGACAACCAGTTATTTTTAATTTTGATAATAACAAAATAATAGAGACCTCTAATAAATCTTATATTTTAAATAATTATAGCCCATTTGAAATTAAAATACGAAATATAAATGAAACAGACACAAATAGTGAATTATATATACCTTTACAATTACACTCTTCTGTAAAATTATTTGATGAAGATAAGAGTGCATCTTTTTTTTCAGAAAATAACAGTGATTTTTTAGAAGAAACAGGAGTTATTAAAAACTTAAAATATAATGATGAATTTTTACGTCCATATATGGTTTCTAATTGCAACTATGATATAATGATGGCTAGTAAAGATGTATATACCCCTTTAAGGTATGAAATTAATTATAGAAATTATTTTGTGTTAACTCAAGGGAATGCTCAAATTAAACTTGCGCCTCCTCATAGTAAAAAATATTTATATCCCATATATGACTATGAAAATTTTGAATTTAGGTCACCCATAAACGTGTGGAATCCACAAAGTAAATATGTTGCAGATTTTGACAAAATAAAGTGTCTAGAGTTTACATTAACCCCTGGAAAAACCTTATTTATTCCTGCTTATTGGTGGTATAGTATTAAATTTAATGATAGTAATACCAGTATTTCGTGTTTTCGTTATCGTACATATATGAATAACATATCAATTACACCTTATATCGGATTACACGCATTACAAATACAAAATGTAAAACGAAATGTAGCTAAAAAAGTAAGTATAAATGAATTAAATAATGTTTATCACGTAGCAAGAGAAAATACAGATGATAATACAAATATTCACGATAATCAAATAAAAGAAAATAAACAAGATATAGTAGGTTTATCTGGAACTGATATAGATAATTTACCACAACCTATCAATCAAAATAGTAATTTAGGGTCTGAATTGAATGTATTTTCTAATGATAATTAAATATTCAAGTATATTTTATAATTATATATTGTATATTTTATATTGTATAATAAATTATATTGTTATATTATATATGAAGTCTTTTATTAGAAAACATAAATATGTAAGGAGTTCGCGTAAAATAAAAAAAACACAACGCAAACGAACACAAAAAAGACACTATAAAAAAATCTCTATTCGCAGAAAATCTTATAAAATGCGAGGAGGATGAGGTGGTGTAGTGTCAGCTCCAACTGTACCACTTATAATGAAAGGCGGATGAGGTGATAATATAGAAAATATGACGATTCAAAAACCTTTCCTTATTCCATCACATATTTCTTCTAATAATTAATATAAATATGCAAATTTAGAAAACTTGGATGACAAAATCTTTTTATAAATATATCCTATATCCTATATCTTATATTGATTTTTGAAATAGTAATCATAATTTGTATAACACTTTATAAATTACATAATTATATTAGAAATATACTCTTTAACTTCTTCTGTTTTTGAGGTAATTTCTTTTATTTCAGCTCTACAAAGAGCACAAGTAGGTGTTTTATATTGTTCACAATTTGTTAATATATGTTTTGCACAGTCTTTACAAAACTCGTGTTTGCAATTAAATTTTACAAAGTTTATATGTTCTACACTTTCGTAACATATACTACAATCACATAAAGATGTAGAACGATTTGTAAGATCTACATCATATTTTATATTATTTCCCAAATTTCCGTATAATATAAAATTGCTTATAATTACTTCTAATCTACTGATTATTTCACTATTATTCGGATTATTTATTTCACCATTATTATTTTGTTGAAGTAATAATAATCCAGCGGCACCCGTTATAAAACGATGAAACTGTAGTTCTTGAGATAAAGGTATAAAATCTTCATTGGCATTTGAATATGTATCAATATTATAAATATAATTCACTACTGTATCTATTAAATTAATTAATGGTGTTCTTGTTGTAGAGCCGCACTTTCTTATAGCAAATGATTTTACTAATAATGAATCAGAAAGATAATACTCAAAAGCCCAATCTGTAAATTTTTCTATAGGATTTTCTTCTAATTCAAATAAAGTTTTTTGGGATTTACATAATTCTTCAAATAAAGTTAGTCTACTATCATTACAAGTTGTAATATTATGACCATTTTGTCGGCAAAATGAACAACACCTAGCAGTATGTCTTAGCCTATTTATTCTATTTGTTGGAACAATAACACCTGTTGTTCTATTTTCTGCATTATAAACTTCAGTATTCATTATCTAATATATTTTAATTATAATAACTATTATAATTAACTTTTAATCAATTTTTTTATTTAACAAATCCTCTAGTTCTTTTAATTGTTGTGATGTATTAACGCCCATTATTTCAATAATGTTTTGTTTTTCTAGATCTAACATATCTACAATTATATTTTCTTCACTCTTGATTATTTCTATTATATCTGTTAAATAGTATTCTTTTTGATTATTATCGTTTTTAAGATACGGTAAATATTTACATAACAAAGCGGAATTTATTGAATATATTCCACCATTAATCTTTTTAATATTTAATTGTTCAGGTGTACAATCTTTTTGTTCAACAATTTTATCAAACTCATTTTTATCATTTATTATAATTCGTCCATAACCAGTTGGATTATCTAATATGGTTGTAATAATTTTCACTTTGCTTTTCAAAACTAATAAGTTTAACATTGTAATTGAAGTTAACATAGGAACATCACCTGACAAAATTAATACATCCGAATCATTATAGTTTAATAATTCGTCTCTGCAACATTGAATAGCGTGCCCTGTACCAAGAGCCTCCGTTTGATTAACATATGAAATTTTAGATAAAATGGAAGCAAGTTCTCTTTGTCTTTCTATAGCCGTTTTAATTTCATTCTTATACTTACCAACAACGATTAATATTCTTTCAAGTTTAATACAACTAGTAGTAGACAATATTATCAATTTAGATAAAACTCTGTTAATCATAGGAAGATTATTAATTTTATGTAATACCTTTGGAATATGAGACTCCATCCTTTTTCCTAGACCACCGGCCATAATAATAGCTACAACACTCTGCATATTTATTATTTATAAATCTCTTACTTTAATATCTTATATAGATAAATTATTTATAAATAATAGTTAAAGATATTACAAGTATCTACATATATCTAGATATTAAATGTCAACGTATAAGATAATTGTTAACGATAGAGGATATACATCTTGGGAAATATTTGAAAACAGTAAATTTAACAAGGTATCTTTGAATATTAATCCTATTGAACATAAACTATTCTCAAATGATGTATTTTTAATAAACGATAATTTAAATATAGAGTTATTACATTCAACTGTTAGAACTGGTTCACCAATGCCTGCAGTTCTTATATTGAATGACAATAAAACATATGGACGGCAAAAAACACCAAAAGGAAAACTAATGTACAAGTGTATTCCTGATGATATGAGAATACCACCTTTTTTAATTCCTTATGAAATGAAACATATAGGGTTTTCAAAAGTATTCACAAACTTATATGTAACAATCACATTTCACGAATGGATTGATAAGCATCCTATTGGAATATTAAACAATGTTATTGGTCCTGTTGATATACTTGATAATTATTATGAATATCAACTTTATTGTAAAAGTTTAAACACTTCTATTCAAAAATTTCAAAAAGATACTATAAATGCAGTTAAAAAGGCTTCACACGAGGCATTTATTGAAAGCATCAAAGTAAATCATCCTTCCATTGAAGATAGAACGAATCAATCTATTTGGAACGTATTTACTATTGATCCACCAAAAAGTCTTGATTATGATGATGGATTTAGCATTATTGAAAAAGAAGATGGTATAAAACAATTAAGTATATATATATCCAATGTAACAGTATGGATGGACGTATTAAATCTATGGGATTCATTTTCACGTAGAATTTCTACAATATATTTACCTGATAAAAAACGTCCTATGTTACCTACTGTACTGTCAGATTGTTTATGTAGTTTACAAGAAAATGTAACGCGTATAGCATTTGTAATGGACATATTTATAAAAGATACTGAAATCATAGAGATAAAATATTCTAATTGTTTTATTAAAGTTTTTAAAAATTACTGTTATGAAGAACCCGAATTATTAAATAACGATAAGTTCAAACAACTATTAAATACCACAAAAAATTTATCTAAAAAATTCAAGTATATTAATAGTGTTAGAAATAGTCACGAAACAGTTACATATTTAATGATTCTTATGAATTATCATTGTGCTAAAGAAATGATAAAACATAATGCAGGAGGTGTATTTAGGTCTACTATTATGAAAAGAGACTGTTTTGTACCAGAAACAGTTCCGGATGATGTAGCTAAATTTATTAAAATATGGAATAGCGCGTCTGGTCAATATGTGAATGGTTCTGAAATAATAAATCAAGAAACATCTAGACACGAACTATTAGATATGGACGCATATATACACATTACAAGCCCTATACGTAGATTAGTTGATTTATTAAATATAATTAAGTTTCAAGAAATTAGTGGTATTATTAGATTATCTAACAATGCACAAACCTTTTACAACAAATGGCTAAGTGATCTAGAATATATTAATACCACAATGAGATCTATACGGAAAGTCCAATGCGATTGTACATTATTAGACTTGTGTGCAAATAACCCTAGTGTAATGGAAAAAGAATATGAAGGATATTTATTTGATAAAATAATTAGGAATGATGGACTATTTCAATATATTGTTTTTTTGCCTGAATTAAAACTATCATCTAGAATTACTTTGAGAGATAATTTGGAGAATTTTTCTAGTAAAAAAATAAAGTTGTTTTTATTTAATGATGAAGAAAATTTTAAGAAAAAGATACGTTTGCACGTATTATAATGAAAAAACAATCTGATAATTACAAATTAATTTTATATAGTTATAGTCTTATCTATAACAACTTCTTTTGCTATATTTTTTATGATTTTATTTTCTTTTTCAAGATCATTATCACCTCTTCCACCCATTGCTTCAATTACTAATTTATTATATTGCTCTAATTGTTTTGATTCACTTTTCCCACAATCAGGGTATTTCGCTTTGAATTCGGGTAATATTTTGCTATTTTTATGTGCTACATATTTTATTGCTTTTCTTAAACGGTTTTTTTCTTCATTTTCTTTTTCCCATTTGTCTTCATCCTTGATGTACATTACTTCTCTCTTTGAGTCGCTGCAATGAACAGGTCTTTTATGAATATCTAACGCTTTTAAGTTCTTAATAATAATATTAGATATCCCTTCTACAAACCCTAATTTTCCCACACTTTCCAAATCAGATAGTTGAAGCTTAAGAGAGTCAACAAAATCCATAAGATTCATTGCATCTTTACACTCTTCGTTTAAAAATACATTTAAATTAAATGTTTTATTGTTTGAATTAATGCTGCTATTAGTAATTGTTGTATTGGATGTATTTTTATATATATTTACTATCTTATTCGTTAAACTACTATTTTGCTGTGTAAGCTCTTGATTCTGTTTAACAACATCTAAAACTAAATTTGTAAGTATTTTAATTTCGCTTTCTTCTGATTTAATATTACTGTTGCATATACTAATGTTATTTTGGTTACAATTTTTCCTATGTGTATGCAACCCCTGTCTATATTTATATTCTTTTCCACAATCACATAAAAATTTTTTGGCGAGTTTTGGCGAGTTTTTGTCATCATTTTGTAACGATTTGTCATTATTTTTGTGTTTGCGTGTCAAAATATGTTTTTCGTAGTCGCTTATTTTGCTACATTCATAATCACATAATTTACAATTAAAAATTCTGGCGAGTTTTGGCGAGTTTTCTGTCATCATTTGTCACTATATAAATGATGACAGAAAAAATCTCTAAATCTAATTTTTTAAAAACATTAATTTTTTAAAAATTTTATCGTCACAATTTTAAAATTATTTTTTTTGTGTCCTTACCCTAATTTTCAATTATCGTCACAAACGACGTTTTTTCAGGACTGAATCGCCCTTTTTGATTTTTGGACATGCCAAAAATGTCCAAAAATGAAATTCTGAAAAAACTTTTGGAAAAAAAAATCGTTGTTTCATTAAAAATTTAAAAACTTATTTTTTCAATATATTTTAATTTATTTTACAGCGTTATTAATGCAACTTTTATGTATGTTTTATAAATTCCTTCTTGAATTGTGAATTGTATAAAAATGAATATAAAAACAATTTCAAATTATATAATCAATAATAAATGCAAAAAGAAAATAAATTACCTAGATATGTTAACAGTGTTATATTTCAAATATTGGACTATATACCTGAAAGCGAATTCAATCTTAAAAAAGCATTACTAATTTATGAAAGTTCTTTATTTAATAAATCACCGGAATCTTTACAAAGTAGTGATTGTTGGGTACCTTTTATAAATATAATGAATAAATATATAACTGTTTTTGATGAAGAATGGAAGATAGTTATACAAAACATATTGAATAACCAATAATGTTATATATTAATATATATTATTATATATTATTACCATTTATGCTTTGTAAATATAATATTTAATAAAATAATATAAAACTGTAAACTTATATTATGTATACTATGGTAAAATCTTGCTCTATATCAAAATATCCTGATGAAAATGAATCTCAATATAAAGAATATTTTGACAAATTTACACACCCATTACACATATTTCAAAAATGGGCAATTGAAGGAATTGTTGAAGGAAACCATATTTTGGTAACAGCTCCCACAGGAAGTGGTAAATCATTGCCTGCAGAATTTGCTTTAGATTATTTTCATTCTAAAGGTAAAAAAACTATATATTGTTCACCTATCAAGAGTCTAAGCAATCAAAAATTTTATGATTTTACTCAAAAATATCCACATATAAAGATAGGTATTATTACAGGAGATATAAGATGTAACCCAGATGCAGATGTGCTAATAATGACTACAGAAATACTTTTAAATAAGTTGTATCAGATTAAAAGTAATTCAATGAAAATAAACTCGTCGGTATCTTTTGAAATGGATATTGAGACAGAATTATCTTGTGTAATATTTGACGAAATACATATGATAAATGATAATAATAGAGGCGTAGTTTGGGAGAACAGTATAATTATGTTGCCTAGACATATTCAGATTGTTGGATTATCTGCAACTCTTGACAACCCATTAAAATTTGCAAAATGGTTAGAAAATAGAGGTGATATTGAAAACACAACTGGTAAAATAGTTTATCTAACTTCTAAAAAAGATCGCGCTGTACCCTTAACACATTATTCTTTTATTACTGTAACACAAGGTATATTTAAGGCTATAAAAGATAAAGCCGTTCAGCAAGAAATTAAATCAATGATTGATAAGCCTTTTGTAATACAAGATTCAAAAGGGGTTTTTAATGAAGAATATTATTTTAAAATGAACAAAATGTTAAAATTATTTGAATCTAAAGATATAAGAGTGAAAAGATCTCACGTTTTAAACCAAGTAACAAAATATCTTACCGAAAACGAAATGACCCCAGCTATTTGTTATGTATTTTCTAGAAAACAAATTGAACTTTGTGTTAAAGAAGTAACCACAAATCTTCTTGAATTTGATTCTAAAGTACCTTATATAGCACAAAGAGAATGTGAACAAGTTATTAGAAAATTGCCTAATTTTGAAGAATATTTGAAATTACCAGAGTATGTTAATTTAGTTTCATTGTTGGAAAGAGGTGTAGCATATCATCATTCAGGGATGTTACCTGTATTGAGAGAAATAGTTGAAATGTTTTTTTCAAGAGGGTATATAAAGTTACTATTTGCAACTGAAAGTGTTGCTATTGGTCTGAATTTACCTGTAAAAACAGCTATTTTTTCCGATGTAAATAAACACGATGGTACGAATATGCGTATTTTACAAGCGCACGAATACACTCAAGCTGCTGGACGTGCAGGACGGTTGGGTCTAGATACTGTAGGACACGTAGTTCATCTGAATAATCTGTTTAGAAACATTGATTCAGTAAATTATAAAACAATGATGAATGGTAAACCACAAACCTTATCGTCAAAATTTAAAATATCCTATAATTTATTATTAGGGCTTATTGATATAGGAGATCTTAATTTTGGACAATTTTCACGACGTAGTATGATAAAAGATGATATAGACGTTGAGTTTAATGAAATTATTAATAAGACGCAAATTTTAAAAGAAGAATTAAATAATTTTCAAAATAGTTTACAGATGCTAAGAACGCCTAAAGAAATAATTGATCAATATATTGAGTTGCAAAATAAAAAACATACATTAGTAAATAAAAAACGCAAAGAAGTAGAAAGACAAATACAACAACTTCAAGACAATTATAAGAATATAGATTCAGATAAAATTACCATTGATAAATATAATGAAAAGTTGTTTGATTTTACAAAATTAGAAAATGAAAAAAATAATGTTGAAAAATATCTAGATTCAAATGTAGATATCATTCTTGATTTGTTATATAAAGAGGGATTTATTTGTAGACCCACAGATGTTATTCTAGATGACTCAGTAAATACGCCTTCTATAAAATTGACTGTTAAAGGACAAATTGCTTCTAATTTAAAAGAAGTTCATTGCCTTGTATTTGCACAATTATTTGAAGATAAAGTTATAGAAAAATTATCACCAACCCAATTAATAGCATTGTTTAGTTGTTTTACAAACATTTCAGTTCAAGAAGACTGTAAAGAATATAATATTAAAATAGATAATAAATTGTTAGAAGAAACTATTTTAAATACAATCTACTTGTATACAAAATTTTTAGATAAAGAAATAGATAGTAATATGAATACAGGAATAGATTATAGTTATCATTATGATCTAATCCGTTATGTAACTGATTGGTGTTCGTGCGAAACAGAAACAGATTGCAAACTTGTATTGCAAATGTTAAGTGAAGAAAAAGGAATATTTTTAGGAGAATTTGTAAAGGCCATTTTGAAAATAAATAATATTGCGTGTGAAATGGAAAAAATAGCTGAATTAATTGGAAATATAGAATTATTAAGCAAACTTAGAGAAATACCTAAAATGACTATGAAATATGTAGTTACAAATCAATCTCTTTATGTATAATTTTATTTTTTCTTAAAACAAATAATAAAATCATCTGTACGATTAATAGTGCTTCTCATATCAAAATATTTAATAGTAAAGTTTTCTATAATATACTTTTTGTCTTCATCTGAAAATATAGTTAAATCAATAAATTTATTGATATTCTTATCTTGTATATCCTCTATTATATATATTCCATTTTTAGTTAAAAACTTATTTAAAAACATAAAAGAAGTAACCTGGTCTTCCCCGTTATGAGTTCCATCATCAATAATTATATCTAACTTACTGTTAATATTATTTATAACTTTTTGCAAATCATTTACATTAGATTGATCTGCTACAAAAGTAGTAATTTTATCTGTATTTAACTCTTTGTGTTCATAAATACCCAAACCAAAAACGTGGGAATTTGGGAAATATTCGCTCCAACATTTTAAACCATTACCGGTTTTATAACCATAGGAAACAACACCTCCCATTTCTCCATTTTCCACCGATCCTATACCTATTTCTAATATATTTTTAATATTGTAACGTATGCCTTGAAAAATACTAACATATGCAGGAATATAGTTGTGACATCCAGATGCGATATTTTTATCCAATTTATATTTTTTAGATAATTCATCTAAATCTATATAATCTTCATAGAGTGTACTACATTTGTATTCATCATTATTAACATTAGAACTATCATTAGAAGTATCATTATTAACATTATTCATATCAAAATCAATGTTATTAAAGTTATATTCTTCAATATTATTATTTGATTGTGTTTCATCTTCTGTGCTTTTTACTGATATATCTATCTCTATATTATTTACTTTTTTACTATCAAACCCCTTATCTAATGTAACTATACAAAAGTCATTACAACTTTTATATATTAAATGGAAATAATTAATAAGTTGTTCATATGAACAGTCCTCCATTGAATAACATTTCATTTTATCAAACTGTAAGCTATCTAATAAATTACATAAAACATTACTATGTTCTGACGAGAATTTATTGTCTAACAATATAAAATCATTATTGTCATCTTGATATAATAGTTTAATTTCTGAAAGAAATTTATATAAAGCTTCTAACCCAATTATACAATATTGTTTTTTATGATTTAAATTTATTATAGTGTTGCAGTATTTATACTTATAATCTGTTTTTTTCCAAATAGGCATAATATCAATTGATATGTGGTTTTTAATATTTACATCGGATTCATATGCGTTATTTTTTTTCAAAAAATCGTTAATTTTATAATTGTCATAACAATTAATTGTAAGATGATGACGCAGTCTATTAATCTCTGAATTTCTAATTAATGAAAAATTATTTGAATTATCATTCATATATTGTATATATCCCAGTTTTGGAATCTTAACCATTTTAGTGTTTACTACAGTTCTTAATAACAATTCATAATCGTCGCTAATAGGCAAAAATTCGTTATAATTGCCTATTTCTAAAAGAGTTTTTTTTCTCCATATTCTAGGATGATTGGGAACAGAAACAATATGACTTAATGTTGCATTGTTTATATTTGGATTAACTGCAACATATAACCATTTATCATTATATTTTTCTCTATAATAACCCGAATATCCTAAACCAAATAAATTACCATAGTTAAAATTTTCACCATTTTCATAAATGTTTGCAAATTCCATATAAATAAAGCCAACATCATCATTTCTATTAAATACTTCTTCAGAATCAGATAGAACATAATTAGGTATCTCGTCATCGTGATCTAATTCTAACACGTATTTGCCTCTACATAATGATACTGCTTCATTTTTAACATTTCCAATACTTCCACTGTTTTCACTTCTTTTATACAACCTTATTTTTTTATTATTAGATAGTTTTTCTTTTAAAAATGTAAAATGTAAATCATCAGGAGAATCGTCTAAAATTACCCATTCCCAGTCTTTTAATTTTTGACTAATAAGTGAATTATATGCTCTTAAAATTTTATCATATGAGTTATAGCAAGTAGTAAATATAGAAAATACAGGCCTAGTTGTTTCGGGAGGTTTCACTATATTATTCATATAAAATTTATTAACACAAGAATTGAAATCATCTATGTTAGCTAGATTATTACAATGTATCCATCTATTTCTCATTCTCTCAACAATTATACTATTTACATCATAACAATATTCTTCTGAATTAGGGCCATATGTAATAAGTAAATGATTATTTGAGTCATATAATTTATTTATATCATTTTTATCAAATATAAAATTAATTGAACATAGTAATTTATCTGAATTGTCTTTAAAAATAGAATCTATATCTGAATATTTTTCGTATCTAAAAAATATTATAATAGGATATTTCATATTTAATATTTTATATTTTATGCTTTTATATTTTAATATTTTAATATTTTAATATTTGTAATAATAAATATCTATAATAAATATCTATTATAAATATTTATTATAGATATTTATTATATACATTATGAGTTATTTTGACATAGGATTATTATCATTAGCAGAAATAGTTGGAGACTTTGGATATAAAAAATTTTCTAATAATGGAGGGATCACAAATTTTATGACGGGTACATCAGGCTATTTAGCTGTTGTCTATTTTCTAATTCGCTCATTACAAGGTTCCCAAATATTATTAGTAAATGCAGCTTGGGATGGTATTAGTAGTTTAATAGAATCCATTGCTGCTATAATAATATTAGGTGAAAGATTTGAAGATCCATTAAAATATATAGGAATCGTATTTATTATTATAGGACTAATATTTTTA